GCGTTCATAGTAATGAATCTTGATATCACGTGAGGTTGTATATGATAGTGCATCTTCAACTATATCATAACACAAGTGCTTTGTATGTTTATCTTTATTATAGCGTTCACTGTGACCGGCAAACAATATATTACCTTTGTCATCTATAACACTTAGTGCGGCATCGTGAAATCCTGAGGATATTCCTATATAGTTCATTTAATAAATTCCATAACAATATCAGCCCATTGTTTATGATGTATAGGTCCGGGATGTTTTTTATCTCTAGCTAAATCTGATTCAGCTTGTTCTTTGCTTTCTGAACTCCAAAGCGGCAATACTATACTATTTTTTAATTTTAAGTTATTAAATAAATTATATGTTTCTCTGTCCCATGATGAGAAATATACTTTAATGTTTCTGTTCTTTGCAATGTAGTCTACCAAGTATATGTCGTTTTTAAAAGTTTTAATTTGTTCTTCATTGGGTACATATTTATATAGCATTTCAACATCTACTCCATAGTTGTGTGTCAACTCACTTTGCAAGCCGGGAACCAAAGATAAGTTAGTCATCATATCTCTTTTTATATGTTTTATTCCAATTTGCATTCTATTATAGCTAGGTAATAAAAACACAGCGTGTTTCATTTGTATATGTTTAGATGTAATTAAAAACAAGTCTGCAATCGATTTGCAAGATGCGCCTGACACACCAAAATTCAATGAAGTTAACTGTAGTTCACTTGCTAGTAAGTTATGCCAAAGATAATTGTCAGGTAATCCTAATCCAGCTGTAAAACTACAACCAAATGCACCCATATCTATACTATTAGGTATATCATCTGAGAATCTAAATCCTAATTTATTAAAATAGTAATCAAAGTTAGGGCCTTCCCATGTACTAGCATGTTTAATTTCTTCACGTGATGCAAAATCAATTCTATATGGCTCATCAGTCCAGATTACATGTTCTGTTTTAGTATACCCAGTTACATCATCTAATGACTCTGAATCTAATAAATTAACTAAATTCATCATTTATAGATAAATGGGTCTCTTTTGCGTAATTCTTTTAGTCGTTTACGATAACGAATTTCCGATTTTATACTATGATATAAATTTCTAATCCACTTGAACATAATCTGTTTCCTCTTTGTTAATAGTATTTACTATTTCTACGATCTGTGGGAATATTGCTCTCCAATCTCTACTTCTTCGCTTGTCTATGTCATCTAAAAAATTTGCACAATCATTGACTTCTTTTTTGTTTACAGGGGAGGTTAATAATTGTTGTTGTATTCCCATTAAATGAGTTTGTAATTTTTCTTTTTCTACAGAGTTGCTATAATTTTCTAATGCTCGTATAGGCGCATCAATAAACGGTGCTAGGTATTTTCCAAAATTGTATGGATTAAATGTAGACGGTCTTACTACCGTATTCCAATTAATACCAACCGAGTCTTTAATCTTTCTCCACTCATTTGTTTTTTCTATTAACTGATGTAATGTAGGTAGTGTTAGTACAGTGAGTGTAGCATGAACTAATACTCCTACCCCTGACGAGTGTAACAATGTATTCATGTTTTGTTCCCACTCAACTAATATTAATCCATCACGTACATATTCAATCTCTGGTCCCCAGCAATCAATACTACAGACAAATTCCATACGTTTTAATTTGCCCTGATCTATTAGGTTTTGTACACGTTGAATTTTAGCTTTGAATTTTTCTGGATCATGCTTTAAATTACTAAATGTGCGATATACTAGATTAGGTCTAGGGTGTTTGTCAAAGAAATCTAAGCACTGTTCAAATTCTTTTTGATATAATGGCTCTCCGCCCAATACTTGTAAAATTTGCACGTGCTCACTATTTTTTTCCATCCATTCCCAAAACTTTTCTTTGTATAATTCATACTTTGAATTTGGATTCCATTCACTGTAATCTTTATTAAATTCACTAGGTCCATGTTTACGAACTTCTTGTTCAATCTTACTACTAAATCCGGGGGTACAGTATACGCATGATTGATTGCATACGTTATTGAAATAGACTTCAAGTAAAGTAGGACTAACTTTTAAAGGGATATGATCAAATTCAGTTCCTTTGGGTACAAATCCTTCAAACTCAGGTGGCAACAATTCAATTGACTCATTGACAAATCCCGTTCTATCACTTTTACCACCTGCATTTTCAACATCTCTGCAATATTCACATCCATTGCCCGGCCAATCACCGGTTGCCATTTTTTCTCTGTCAGCAAGTTTACCGTGGTGATTGTGAAAGTCCATGAAATTATCTTCTGTCAATTTCCAATGACGACCTCGATGACAGCTTGAAGTTGTGCCGCGGCTTAAGAATAACGTGCTCCATGCCCATTTATATAGGCAGGCAGCATCATTTTGTATAGGAAATGTTTTTTTCATATAGATATTTATAGAAGATTTTGTAGTGAGGGTAGTATTACTTTTTCCAAATAGATAGAATGTCCCTTGTTATTGACATGCCTATCCGGTGCAACACATTCTGCATTGAATTCACTATTTTTTATACCAGAAAAGTCATGATTCATAATTGTATCTACTCTGTGTTGGTGCAATTCCGGAGAGATCATTCTATGCATTGGAAACCCCTTCCACATAAATTTGCGGCGAGGAATAAATTTAAACGTGTCAAAGTTTAGCAGAGTTTTAAGGTCATTAGGTTGATCTATTGTTACTATCAATGGCAAACTCCAAACAAATTTAATATTAAATCCGGTAGCAAACCCATATGATGCTAACATAGCAGTCATGGATAAGTTAACTCCAATAGCATCATTGTATAAATGAGTAAGATACATTTTTTTTGCTAGATTATAATCCCTAGTACTATCCATTTGACTCTGATGGTCATATCCAATAACCCAAGACGCAGGTACCTCAGGGTTGTCAGCTAATGCGATTTCTAGTCTGTCAGCTAATGTTCCATGAAACATTAATATATCATTGTCATTACACGGATTATTATTGAAATACTTTACTATGTCACGAAATATTCCTTGATTAGAATTACCCGGGTTGGCTAAATTAATAACTTCTAGATCAGGATATCTTTGTTGTAATAATGCCGGCCAACAGAAGTCACTAGGTTTAGGATTATGAAAATGAGTAGGATCCCCCACAAATGATTCAGATTGCTCATCGTAATAGTATATTCTATCTGAACAACCATGCCCAAACGTAAAACTATCGCCGGCTATAACTATTCGTCTTGTCATATATTGTATCTTGCTGTGATTTCTTCGTCATATGTAAAATCTTTATGTTTATACAAGTCAAATATAGTTTTACCATCGCCTGCTAATGCATTAAACAATATAGTAGATAGTATCGTATTAAACTCTTTAGACAAATGACACCATCTATTATCTAATATTCCCATAGTAGGTAACTCTTTTTTACTTACAGAAAATAAATTGTATAGGCAATCTCCACTTCGGCTATCTAAATTAATAGCATAGGTTTTATCTTTCCTATCATCAAATGTTAGTAAATTAACCAACTTAATATTTTTATTTCTGCAAATATTGTTGATATCATCAAATATTTTTTGTTTCACAAATTGGTCAAACGATGGACTAATATTTGGAATATGTCCAGTTAATATTCTAACTATTTCTAGTTCTTGTTGCTGAGACAATCCTTTATTTCTTCCATATGCATACAAGTCATCCGGGGATGTCAAGAAACTTAAATCTTCAAGACCTTCAGGCAAGTGATGAATACGATGCAATGACGAATAACAAAATATTATCCACTCGAATTGTTCATGATGAGCTAAAAATTGTTCGTATGAATACCACGTAGAAGTTCCTGTTTTTCCGTACGATGTTATCTTGTGTCCGGCTGATTCCATATCGGCAATCCACGACTCATCTTCTTTGAAGGGGCTCTCTGGATTGTACGGCGTTCTATCTGCAAAACTATCACCAAATACACCTATTTTCATTTGTTTACCTCTATAATTTTTTTACTATACAACTTATCCATTGCAGATTTATGTCCGCATGTTTCTAAACAATATAACAGTTTGCCATTCTCAATAGTATCTGCTTTCCAACCATCTAAGAAGAACTTACTAAAATCAGAGCCTTGAATAATGTCTAATATTGATTGATTCTTTAAGTTAAACACCTCTAATCCATAATCATTAATCATCTTGTTAAATTGATGACGAGAATATGAACTATTAAACTGACCAAACACCCCGCCTAAGAAACAACACGGTAACATATAACCATTTGCTGATATGTATATTTCTTTTGATTCTTTGTGTTCGATTGACTTACAAACTATCGCTGAATTCTTCTCTAATTCTTTACTAAATTCGGATAAAATAGGAATTCTTTTTTGATTCATAAATTTGAAATCAACTTTGTTTCCAAACGGAGGATCTTTTCTGAAACCAGTATACTTAGAAGGCCAAATAGTATATTCATAGTCACCATCTTTGCCGTATACATTAATTCCATTCAATGTATCTTCATACTCTCCAAATCCCAATGGATTTTTAACAATAAACTCAAACCCTAATTCTTTTGATAATATTCTAGCTTCTTCAACTTGATGCTCATTGTGTTCAAATAACAACCATTCCCAAACAGCAAATGCGCCTGTTGCGCTATATGCTCTCATATTTTTGATTAGTTTTTCCCAAATAACACCTCGTCTGTATATATGATTAGTATCTTCCAATCCATCCACACTAAACACAACTCCGGCTTTGCTGAACAAATGATTGTCTCTTGCAGGTGATTGATTTACAAAGAAGTTTCCCAGTGACGTCCAAAATTTTTCATTACGCATACCACCGTTAGTTCTAAGCTGTTGAACAATTTTAGGAGAATGTTCTCTAAAATATTCTAATATAGGTATTAAGTCTGGCGCCATACCCGGATCACCCACGTTTCCACAGAAATTTATACCAATTAAATTCTTTGCTATCTCTTCGGGAACCATACGCTTAATGTCATCTAGTGACAAGTCAGTTAGTTCTAAACCATCTGCAACAGGACCACCTGAATAGTTTCTACTACATGCAGGACAATTAGCATTACATCTACTAGATAATTCTATATGTAATCTTTTTACATTTTCTACTTCATACATTTGTTCCATTATTTTAATCCTATATATTTTGCTAGATTGTCTGGTTTATTTCTACGTTGTGTATATTGTTCAAAGAATATATCACTGTCTTTACGCAATTGTGGTTGAGTTTCTTTAATGAAACCTTCATCTAAGAATTTAAGTAGTCTAGCACAATGTTCGTGTTCTACAGGTAATAACTCATCTTTGATTGACTCATAAAACTTAGTGTATTTGTTAATATAGAAATCACGTTCTTCACGTGTTAAGCAAGCAAATCCTTGAAAGTCTGGTTTGTCAACCATATTAATAGAGATATAGGGTTTAACTTTAGAACGGTTGCGAATAGTAATAATGTCCAAATACATTTGTTCAAGCGATTGCAATGCGATTGCACTTACTGTTGTACTTACACTAAATTCTTTAACTGTGCTGTTTGCTAATCGTTCAATGTTTTCTAACCATTCAGCGTAGACCATACCTTCACGAATGAATTCTGCTGTTTCATTAGCGGATTCATTACTGATATTCATACGTAAATTAGTCAATCCACTAATCTTATCAAAGAATCTATCCATGATTACAGGCTTTTGGCAAAGGTTGCTGTGTATCACGCATTCAATATCTGAGTTCATCTCTGTCATCATTTCAAATACACGAAAAACTTCTTCGTGCATTAATGGCTCTCCACCTGACACACGAATAGATTCTAAACTAGTAGCAACACTTTCAAACCACTCCCAGAACAATGTCATATCAGGAGGGTCAATCATTTCATTGAGTTCGTTGATATCTTTCTGATAGTGTCTACGGTCGTCAGTAATGATTCCTTGATATACACCATTCACTTTGATATCGTTAATCCAGCTAGTACTGAATTGAGGACTACAATAGCTACAAGCTAGATTACATGTGTTTTGAAATGCTAACTCTAATGCTTTAGGTTTGAATACATAGTTGGGATTCTTATAATCTTCTGCGGCCAAGTGGTTTGTGAAACTTAAACTCTTACGTGTTCTGTCACTACGTAATCCTAAATTTTCATATCGCCAGCAACTATCACATGCAGGTGGCTGTTCTCCTGCCAACATTTTCTTTTGTTGTTCACGTTTTTCAGTAGGGTTGTAGAAAGTGTCTACTGTATTACCTACTTGAATAAACGGAGTGTAATGGCAACTGGCAATCTTACCTGAGTAAACCCAGATACTTGCCTCATGGAATTTTGCAAGACAAAACGTATTACTTGTTTCATCTCTTATCTTAAATAATTTCTTTTCGTCCATTAGTATTTCTTAAATTTGTTGTCACTAAATTCAACATCCAAATTATTATAAATCAGGTAATTCTTCATATTCATGTGCTCAGGGTATACGTCAAAAAAACTTTGGCTACGTATCTCATCCAATCGTGTAGTAATCTTATTAAACTCTTTCAGGCTTTCATTGATGCCATTATGATACTGTCCGTTTTCGTCCCACATAAATTTAATTGCTGTTTCATACATACTTATGATTCCGTAAGGATGTCCAAAAGATTTAAGCCAAACTATATTCTTTTGTAGTGCCTCTTCAATTTCACGCTTTTTCCAATCTGGAATGTTCTTTAAACAATAGTATGGTGGTGTGTCTAATGGATTTAACAATATGTCTTCCGGTCTAAGATAACCTAATTCTACCCACTCTTTATGAAACTCTACTAAGTTAAACGCATTGGGCCAGCTTAGAGTATATGAAATCATAAAATGCACATGTGGACATTCTTCCATCATTTGTTTACGGTTTGCTACAACTTGTTTCCAATCTATGCCATTACGCCAGTACTCACCCCTTTCGTGGCTACCATCTAAGCTAGCATATACGTGTACATTTGAGAACTTCTTCCAATACTCTAATACATTGTCATATTTCTTTAATTTAAAATTGCTGAAGTTTGTATTGTAACGTATCTCTAAATCAGTATTACCCAATTCAATTAGCTTGTTAAGAACTTCATAATGTTCTTTTTGCATCAATGGCTCACCGCCTGCAAAATAAATCATCTTTGCTGTAGCTAGGTGTGGTAGTATTTCTTCTAGTGCTTGGCCTTCTGTTTTACCCGGAAATTGAAACCCATCATCTTTTTCACGCCTTACATCTAAGTTGTACAACTTGCGATGATCCATTACCCAACTTGTACTAAAATGCGGAGCACAACTACGACAACTTAAATTACATAGATTATTATATCTAACATCAATATAATATAGTTTGTGCTCATCCAATGATCCGTCGGCATTTGTACTTGCTACAATTTTTTGAATTTCTTCATCATTGTCAAAAAACATTTTGTTGTACTCGTTCTTATGTGCATGACCCAAATCAGCGCGGCGGTTACATATACTACAACTGGGTTCTTCAATTCCATTAAGAAAATTCAATCGCATTTGTTTTGTTTTATCGTTGTTCCAGATTTCTGCTAATGTGTTTTCTTTTAAACTACCTATTTCAGCTTGATTGTCATACACACAGCAAGGCTTAACATCTCCCGGTGGTCCTACATATTGTTGTATCCATGGAAAAATGCAAAACGTTTTGCTATTCTTAGCCATTTCAACTGGATTAAAATCATTTGTCATATGGTTTCATTTTTTCGTGTAATTCTGGAAATACTTCTTCAAACTTCTCGTTACGAATACTGTCTAGCAAATGTGTTTCTTTATAAAACCGGGGTATATTATTGGTCTCATCTTTACTATTCATTAATGTTATAGCGTTTTTCCAATGATCTATATACACATCATAATGAATATCGTGCGGCTGTGTTTCATTTAACCATTCAATATGTTTGTTAATTTTTTCAGTAACTACTTTTTTAACATCCAATGGCAACAACGTTGTTCTTAACCATTCCGGATCATGTAATGTGTTTAAATAAAATCCAAAATTAGATCCATCACCACGTTTAAATAAATCACTCTCACACATATACCTGTGTAGGTCTACTGCGGCCGATGCATTAAACAACTCAAACACAGCACTAACCCCGTAATCAATATTAGGTAAATATTGTTTACATGTTTTTAACCATTCAAGAGCCTTTTCCCAATTAAAACCTTTACGTATATACTCTCCTTGTGCTCCCATGGCATCAATACTTCCCACAATGAATACATTGTTAAAATGTTGTAGCATTTCAAATGCATGATATTCTTTTAGAGAGTACATTGTCAGATTAGTATTATATCTTATTTTTACTTTTGTTTTGCCCATGTCTAATAATAATTGTAAAAACAAGTAATGATCCTCTTGCATCATTGGTTCACCGCCACTGAAATGAATCTCTGTATATGGATCAACCATATTAACTAATTCTATCAAATCATCTTTCATATGAGTAACAGTTTCATTTGTTAATAGTGATAGTGTTACTGGATGTATCTTAGAGCGACCCAATTTAATTTCGTCTGGTATCCAGCCTGTGCTTAATCCCGGGCCGCATGTTCTACACTTCATATTGCATAGATTATTAAATATCAAATCTACCGTAGCTAATTTAATATCTTCTACTGAACCGTCGTTGTTACCTATAGATACGATATCATCAAATTTATTATATCCATTACGATTAGTATAATCTGGAAAGTTTGAATAGCGTTCATTAAATCGCTGGCGCATACTCACAATACCAGAATCTTCTTCTTTCCAACACCTAGTACAAGCAGTAGGCTTTTTACCATCTAAAAAGTCTTTTCTAAGTTCATTCCATTTTTGTCCGTGAAATATGTCAACAATCTTTTCTTTGTTCCAATTGCCTAGATTGTGTTTACTTTCATGGCTGTAATAACAACAAGGAAACACTTTGCCATCAGGTTCAGTGTGTATCTGTAACCAAGCTACACTACAAAAAGTTTTTGGTAATTCGTCAATATTTTTATCTATCATTTTTATTTTTCCACCGCTTTGTTACCAATTTGTCAAAATCAAAATTCATAAATTTCATAAAATCTTTTACTACAATCATGTGATTGTTCCCGCGTCTAAAATCGTGTACATTTAGTAACTGTACTCCTAAATTAAATTTTTCTAAATCAAATACATCGTGTGTAGTGTTTAACATGTGTTCTTTGTATAAAAATAATGTTTTTTCATATGTTTGACTTTTGGAAGTATCCATTTTAGAAATAACATCACTATATATTTTTGTTCGCATATCTAATGCTAATAAGTCAATAGAAAATGGTTCAGGGTCTCGCAATTTACTAATATATATATCAGATACATTAGGGTAATTAGTTTGCATCCAATTAAAAAATTTATAAAAATCTAAACAATTCATCCATGATAAGGTATAATGACATCCCATATAAAAATTATCATATTTTTTAGTTAAGTCATAAAAAGAATCACAAACTTTTTTTAAAGTTTCAAATGATGCTCCAAATCTAAGATATTCAAATTCTTCTTCAATTCCGTCAATGCTTAATTGTACATTTATTCGTTCAAATACATTAATGTATCTTAATAATTTTTCATTGTAAGTTGTACCGTTTGTTGTTATTGTTATTGTTGTTTGTTTTGCATAAGGCTGTTCAACTAACCAGTCTAAAAACTCAAATATAGCCGGATTAATTAATGGTTCTCCGCCCAATATACTAAATCTTAATTTTTTAAATTCTGTTTTAGCCAAAAGTAATTTAATAAAGTCAATTTTCTTAGGTGCTTGATTGGAAATATTTTCTAATATATACTTACGATTAAATTCTGCATCAGCTTTATTTTCAAATTTAAATCTCTCTGCAAGTATCTGTGTGCTATTATTAGGAGTACAGGTGATACATTTTAAATTACAAATATTATCAAATGAGGCAGTTATTATTACTGTATCATCAATATCAACAAAGTGTTGCCGATAACTATAAGCTCCACCCTTTTCTTGTTGAATACAATAGTCACAGTTTTTTTCAATGTCTATGTTAGCTAGTTGGTTTCTATAATCATCAATATCTGTTGCATCAATATCCGTTTTAAACCAACAGCAAGGCCTGTATGGCTTTACTTCATTTGCAATAAAAATGCTATTTTTTAATGCTAAACAATTTTTAAAAGGTGTTAAATCCATGTTAACAGTTCTGGGAAGTTATCTTTAAAATTCTTATTCCTGCGCTTGTCATATTCACTGATGAATTTAACAAATTGATCTTGGCGCCATGCACGGTCTTCAGGTGTCATTGTATCATGTCTTGTTTTCCAAAAATCATAAACCATCTGCCATGTTTCTCTTTCAACATTGACCACTCGACTGTTATCTATGATAAATGAATTTACTTTAGTGAAGTATGTGTCACAATAATCAGGTAATATACGTAAGTCAAAGTGTTTAGGATCAACGAGCCTAGCACAATTGAACATAATATCAATACCTTCATTACGCATCTGTATTACTTTCTCAACAAACGTTTGAAAGTTAAAAACGCTCATCAATCCAAATGTAACCATTACACGAATTGGCACATGAAATGTTGTACTTACTTTGCGTACTGTATTTTCCCAACGTGCAATATCTAATCCGTCACGTATGTATTCTGCCTGAGGCCCCCATGTATCCATACTAGTGTATACTTCAAGACCCTTGATAGTCTTAGCATTTAGTAGTGTTGTTGCTTTTTCAAAGAACATGTTTAAGTTCTTGTCAGGCACTGATAGATTTGTATTGACAACTAGTGTTAAATTAGGATTGTGATTAACTGCTACAAAGTCTAATAACTTCATAAAGTTACGTGTAGCAAGTGGTTCTCCACCGGTGATGCGTAAATATTTTAAGTCTTTATATGCATCAGGCAACCACTTCCAGAATGCATCAATGTATGGATTATCATCTTCTGGGATCATATCATGCATCTTGTCAGCATGTACTGTATGATCTTCAACCGGATAGCTTCCGTATTTTCGAACTTCTTGTTCCCACTTACTTGATTGCCCAGGTGAACAATAACTACAACCAAAGTTACATACGTTACTAAAACTCAACTCTAGATAACTAGGATTTATTGGTTTATCAAATGGTGCATCAATTAATTCCTGTCTACGTTCAATCGCATAGTGTTCATTGGTAAAACGTTTACGGTCGCTGATGACATTAGGATTGATTGCTTCCATGTCAAAGCAATAGTAACATTCTTTTGGCTTCTCGCCATTCATCATTTGTCTGCGTTGTTCAATCTTATGCGCTGTGTTGTGAAGCATACTAGGATCACGTTTTACATCTTCTAAGTTCCAACGATGTATAGGTGGGTGATAGCATGAGTGATTTTCACCCATACCAAAGTGCATAGTAGCCATCAACCATTTAGCTGAACAGAATGAATCTTTAATTTTATCGGGTATAATTGGTATCATAATATTTCTTTTAATTCTGGTATATAATTTTTATAGTCTAACCCACGTGCGTTATCAACTGCTATTATAAACTCTTTTGCTTTTTGTAGCAAGTTAGGTTGGTACGGTTCGTGTAATTTATTCAATAAATCTTTACGTTGCCATTCATGTAACCTATTTGCATAATGACTACGTAGTTCTTCTTTATAGAAATCAGGCAATGTTGCAAGACTCAAATAGTCCGGGTACAATACATAGTTATGATGAGGTGTTTTGTTATAGTTAGTTTCTAACCAATTACCAAACTCTGCTAAATGGTAGATGTTAAGAATACTAACAGTCTGAGTAACATGCCAATTTAAGTTAGGTAGCTTAGTCAGTTTCTCAATACTTGCAACCGTCTCTTCCCATTGTGTAGGATAACGTATGTAATAGTTACGATTGCCCAAATCATCAATACTTGCGTTGACTGTAACTTGTTTGAATTCTTTCCATAACTCAATCAATCTGTCAGGTATATCCATCATGTTTAGACTATACACAAGATGTACGTTCTGTGATGTACCCAATGTAATCAAATGTTTCAAGTATTCAAAGTGAGCCTTAATTAATGTAGGTTCGCCACCATTGATATAGATTTCTTCTACAGATTGACTACTGTTTGCTAAATCCCGATAGAAATTTTCATTTTCAAACCATTTGAAGTTCTCCATTGCACGTAGTTTGAACCAGGGTAAAACGTTAGCAATCTTTTTCTCATCAGGATACCATTTAGTACTGCTATAACTGTTGCAAGTTAAGCAGGCATTGTTGCACACATTACCCAAACGTAGTTCCACATATATTAAGTTGATATCACTGAGCTTTGCCGTTTGTTCAAGTTTAGGAATAATGTGTGCCCAACGCTCATTCTCGTACTGGCGTTTACTTTTAATGCCAGCATCTTCATCTTTCCAACAACCTTCACATTCAACAGGTCGTTTACCATCAATCATTGCTTGTCTAACTTCAACGAACTTCTCGCTGTTCATTATATCTTCCACACTATCGTTATCTAACATAACAAGATTATGTGTGTTAGATTTTTTTGCCCAACTAACTGCGTCTGTGTGGTTGCTACGGCAACAGAGGCTTGCGCCCCCGTTTGGATGTGTTGCTAGATGCATCCAGGGTAATACGCATAATGTATTACTCATCCTATGTTGTCCCACCATTGCAATAGTTTTGAATTGCGACTGTATATACTACGCATTGTAACATCTGTATCTCCACGGATACTTTCTAATCTCTTGACCCAATTCTTGCCGTTCAATGCGGCTTGCTTATAAGTATCAGGCCATTCTTCTTCATGTGTCTTACGTGTATTCTTTAGTGCTTCTAAGTTACCAATTAATGTTGCTTGCTTCCAAGTAGCGCGTGGTGTAATATATGCAAGGATATCATCAATCACTTCGTCTAATATTTCACGTGGCCAACTTAATGGGGTCCACATAATATCAGCATGAAAGCCAAATGTCGTTTTAGTTTCAATTTTAACATCTAACTCAATACTCAAGTCAAACAACTCTTTAAGCGAGAACATACCGGGTGCGGTTAATGTCAAGTCAAGTATCATCTTGTCTTTGCCATTGGGTAGTTCTAGACCTTTCTTAAAATTTTCAAGCCATTTGTCCCACTTGATACCCGTGCGAATGTATTCTACAATCTCGCCTGTACCATCAATGCTAGCACACATCATCCAATCTTTGTACAATGGAAGATAATCATACAGATTCTTTTGACCAAATTGAACACGACTTAAATTACTATTATAACGCATGTAGCAATTCTTAGAAGAACCATTTTTTAACATTTCTTCTAGTGTCCACCAGTGAATATCGTACATTAATGGCTCACCACCGACCCAATACATTTCTTCTACAATGCCACGACTTACTGCATCACGAAATTCAACTTCAACAACTTCTTCTTGGAAAGTTTTCATTGCTGATTTGATTTCAGGAATCATGAATGGTTGATTCTTTTCGTTCCAAAGATTATTTACTTTCTTTTCAGTTTCCCATGAACTAGATAATTGCTCACCGCACATACGGCACTTAAAGTTACATAGATTACTAAAGCGATAATCAAAACTTATTGGTTCCATTGTTGTATAACCAGTGTCATCTGTCTTATCAAAAGCTTCTTCTATCTTATCTTTGAATAGGGTGCCGGTAAACCAGCCACGATAACTATAACCTTCCATCAACAAGTTCTTGTTGCATACATCACATTGAGGAATCTCTTCGCCGCGCATTAGCTTCACACGAATGTCTTTCATGTATTCACTATTCCAGTGTTCTTTTAAACTTACTGGTTGGTAGTCATCTAGTGCTGTCTTACTTTCAGTAACAGTTCCATACTTTGAATCGTTACTACTATCAATATATTGTTTTTGAAATGAGTGTTCTTCACGTGAGGCACAGCACAATCGTCTTTCAGATTGCGGACTGATATAAGTATGAGTCCAAGGTGCCATACAGAACACCTTGTTCTTACTATCTTTGTGCGGCTTAGCGTGTTCCCATACAGGGATTATTTTGTTTGTCATTATAAATCTGGGTTAAAGAATACATCTTTACTAGGATCTTCCGGTGGATGATCAGGGATTAAATCAACCCCTTGACGATAATTCTGTGTGATGATTTCATCCGCCGTTGGTAACTCTGTTTGAATACTATCGTAGAATGCAACAAACTCTGGTGGGAAAGTATTACGGAAGCTTTTACCACGACGGACATCATACTGAGCATAGAACTGCTTAAAGTCTCTACGATTCTGTTCAATGTCTTTAACATTCTTGTGTGGTGTCTTGATAACGTCAAGGTAGTCAATCAATCGTTGTGTTTGTTCACGTTCAATGCTCATAAACATTTGTTTACCATCAGTAGTGCGGAAATCCATAGCAATCTGATTGTCTAACCATACTTGTAGCAGGTCTTTATATTTCTGACGAATCTCTGTTGGCAGCATAGCACAACTTTGAAAGCTAGGGAAACGCAAGATGTTCAAACTCATTGTGGGATAAACTGTATTATGAATCTTTTTAAATTCCATCATCTGGTCCATAAATTGTACAATGCTAGCCAAACACAAGCTGTTGATAGTCATCATCATGTGTGTCTTTTTAATATTACCTTCAGTGTGTAATCTACCTAAGTTATGAATCCATTTGTTACAATCAAGTCCATCACGAATGTATTCAGCATGAGCACCAAATGATTCACAACTTGTATAGACTTCCATGTAAGGAACAAACTGACTGTACTCTATCAATTTGTCCATAATATCATCTTTAGGAACTAAGTTACTATTGATAGCATAGCGCAATACCTTACCATCTGGACGATTTATCGCCCGTTCTTGGTTATTACGAAACCACTCAAACAACTTCCAAACACCGGGAGCCATAAGTGGTTCACCACCCGTAATGCGAATTTCTTCTAAATTGTCTGCAAGACCTTCTTCCCACCAACGCCAGAACGCTTGACTGTATGGGTTAATATCTTCCGGTAGTGGTTTAGCATGGTCAGCTTCATTAATAAAGTGACTACGTGCATCACCGTCAATGTTACGATATGGGCCAAATTTGTGAATGTCTTTAACCCATGTTGTACTAAACGAAGGGTTGCAATATGAACAAGCAAAATTACAAGTACGATCAAAAGAAATCTCTAATGTTTTTAACATCGTATTCTCTTGCCAATCAGCGGTAGCAGTTTTAAGAATATCTGATTCTTCGAATACAGCAGTTTTATAAACACGGTCACTCATGTTATCCCGACCAATGTCTTCAATCTTCCAGCAATATTCACATTCTTGAGGGCGCTGACCTTCCTGCATCATCTTACGCATTAGTTTCTTGTGCGGCGTATTGTGAATTGCAGACGGATTTGTGAGTAATTCTTTTGCGTCAATTTGATGACCTAATGGGTGATGACAACTAGTAGTTTGTCCGTTACCTAGCCAAATTGTAGCATTCAACCATTTAGCGGCACAATAACTGTCACTAATTGGGTCAATAAGTCGTGATTTATATTGTGCAAATGATTCTTCGTGTTTCTTGCCTGCCATTTTATTCCTTAATGTTTGGTGTGTGCTTTGATACATTCTCTCCAGTAACTTTTTAGTTCCGGAAACGTTTCCATAAAATTAGTCTGCCTGCGTCTATCATATTCAGTGATGAACATATAGAAGTTCTTTTTATTTAGTAGTAATTGATCTTGAGGTAGAGATTCTTTCATTATAGCAAGGTCTCGTTTAATTTTCAATATCTCATACGGTTTAAATCCCTCAAATGTTTCCAGATAGTCATCACCTTGTACGTTGTCTTCCATATACTTTAGACAACGTTCTACTTCATCGATACCATATAGTCCTGCATTCTGAATGTTGAACCAAGGTGGATATCTTAGTATTGGAATATCAAAGAATACACGTTGATATTTTTTTTGGGTATAAACTTTGTGAACAATGTTGTTCTCTTTTTCAGTCTCAGTTTGATCAGGACTAATCTCAAACTCAACTTGGCTTCTTCCACCAAACTCTGCCCGTAATTCTAAAACCATAGCTAGGAAATTGTGCAGACTTGGTATAGACATGATATTGAATGTGTTAATAAAACTCACAGTAGAATATTTTGTTTCACGTAAGAAAGTTCTAACGTTATTCAACATGCGTTCGAACTCTAATCCAGTTCTCATATATTCTGCTTGCTCACCAAAGCCGTCTAATGATACAAACAACCAAAAGTGCTTGAATCCTTTGTCTACATACCAGTTGTTACCGCTATGTACATTGAAGTTTTCTTTATCTTCGTAGGTACGTAGTTCTTCTAGTGCTTTGACTTTATCCACAAACCTATCAAACAATTTTTGATCCGGCGGACACATATTACTTGTTATACTTACTTCAAGTTGACCATGAGGATTTTCATTTACATAATCTAACACTTTGAATGTGTTTTTGTCCATAAGTGGCTCGCCACCTGTCATTCTGAACACCCGTAATTTGCGATAGATTTCAGGAAACCATTGCCAGAATGCTTCAACATAGGGGTTGTCTTTATTTGCAACCTTGAGTGGCATCATTCCTTTTTGTTCTAATGCTTCTAAGTTATTATGTATCATACCGGTTAATTGATAACCACCGTGCTTTTTAACCTCTTCTTCCCAACTACTAGAAAGATGAGGACTACAATACATACACTTAAAGTTACATGCTTGATTAAAGTTAACTTCTACATATCGAGGGACAACATCATAATCAAACTTGTTTTGAGTTACTTCTTCAAATGTGGGTGCATTCCACCATTCACTGCTACGATAATGTCTGTCACTCATATGACCTTTAGGATCATCACTCTTAGCATCTTCTACTTTCCAGCAATAACTACAACCTTCAGGTCTTTTTCCCTCAAGCATTTGCTTACGTTCATGTATTTTAATTGGGGTGTTGTGTAATACGCTAGGCTTATCTTTCAATAACTCTAGAGGTATTTTATGAGTAGGTGGGTGATAGCAACTCTGTGTCAATCCACTAGGTAAGTGTATAGAAACTTGTTGCCACTTAGCAAGACATAGTGATGGACTTACCGCATTCAAGCGGTCACGCATATCTCTAGCGAATTGATCGTATTCACCGCTCATAATGTGTTATATTTAATTCGTTAATTTGATTTGCAATATCATCGTAATTTTTAAAAAATTCTTTAGGAGTCATATTATAATTATTTTTTGTTAGACCTGGTGTGGGTAAGTGCGGTAAATCTTCATAGTATATAGTTGTATCAGTCTTAAATCTGTCCAATTCTAATAGTTTATTTAAATAATATATTATATGAATTCTGCCTGCTGTATAAGGAGTATTTATTTTAACTTCGTCTATTGATTTTATACCGCTATGTAGTGCCTTTGATTCAATAAATATCATGTATGACATAAATTGTGCCATAACATCTTTTCTAATCATTTTAATAAGATGATAATTATTAGAAAAATAATTATAATTTGACTTATGCTGACTAATCATATCTAAGCTATTAGGATAGACAATAGTACCCACACTATAATTAGTACCAATGTCCTGTTCTTTTATTTTGTCAATAACATTTAAGAATGAGTAACTATTATCAGTATATCTAATGGCACTGAATATATCTTTAAAGTATTCTCCGTTGTCATCAAATTCAACATTATTTTTTTGCAATTCTAGTTTAACTAGACTCAATAAATATTGAGAACCTGAACGCATATGTCCAACTACGATTGTACCTTTCTTAGATGGATCATATAATTGCATTACCAACCTTCAATCTTACGAATCACTTCCATCTCAGTTACTAATGGACCTTTGTTATGAAAGTTTGATCCATAATGACGTTTAAAGAATTTACTTTGTTCTCTATCTAACACACACATAGGTAGTCCTAGTTTGGTACTTAGTTCAACACCATATGATTCTGATAGTTCTAGTGGGTCTTCATCTTTAACTGTTTCCCACATTGCAGGATAGTTATCAAACCATTGAACATTATGTACGTCCCAATCAGTTAGCATAGTCATATGAGTTCCCATACGTGCTCCCATGATCGCCCACTCACCGTTCTCTACATCTATTCCCACGTTCTGCCAGATGGTCAAATTATTTAAATTTCTGCTTGCAACTGTTTCTTTGAATTCATCTACCGTTGGGCGCACGCCTCGATTCAAACTCATTTTAACACCTTCACGGAAACCTGCACGCCATGCTTGAAAACTTGTATAGTTAGGATATGTTGTACTGTAACAATCATGCATCGCCCAATATAGATTATCTTTGCTGTCTAAACAAAAGTCAGCTATACGTGAAACATCACCCTCCGTTTGATGCTCATGCGTTTGCATTTCACGCACGTAAGTCTTTGTCCAACTGCTCATACCACCATTACCATAGCGCAAGCCATTGATACTGTTAATTGCTTTCCATCTAAACTGTGCTTTTCTAAATGTTTCGTCTTTAGTTGTAAAGTCTAACTGAATGTTGAAGAAACTTTCTTCTGGCATGTTGTCACCATCAATTAGAATAAATCGTTCTGTATCACTTGCTTCACCTGCAGCCTTGTGTGCTGCGTCACTACCTTTAACATTATCAACACGCTTTGCCCAAGGCACCATGTTCTTTACTTTAAGCCAAAATTCTTCTTTTTGTGGCTCATCATAACTTAGATAAATGCAGTCCAAGTCTGCTACGTCAATAATATCATCCAAGCTCATGTATATCTAACTTCCATTTTTGTTTTTTACCAATATAACTACTATCAATCACTATGCTTACATCTTCAAATGCACACTCAATCCCTTCAACATCATTTGCAATTAACTTAGTAACTATTGCACTTGTAGATGCTTTTGATATTTTACCATCAATAATCCTTATATCAGGGCGACCTTCTGCATATGTTGCGGCATCTATAATGATATAATTACCGTCTAATTGCTCTCCGGAATAACATATCACTTTACCCTTGTCGTCATAATATAATCTAAATTCAACTTTAGGTATTGGTTTGGGTTCCCAAATAAGTACGTGTTCCATTAGACTTGTTCTCCTATTATATCAACAAAGCTCTTAACATGATAGTGAAGTGGGTAAGACTGTGGACAAGTGTTGATGCGTATCATATCAGGAAAACATTCATATACTAATGTGTCTGTCCAATTCTCAGTGGGCATGTCATTAATGAATTGCTTCATGTGTGTCATACAAAATTCGGTAAAGCCGGGAAGAGTGGTTTTCTCTACACCAACAATATGACTTGCTATGGCATATACCCAATCAGTTGTTGCTTCTTCCTGTGGATTACATTTCATTATTGTCTTATAATCTTCCCAATTTTCAAACACATCTCTAACAATACCAAAGAACTGTTCTGCGGTATCTGACTTTTTAAAGTAAGTGATAGCATTGTAAGTGTCAGGTAAGTTGTTATCATCAATGAACTTTCTGTACCCTCTGTTATGAGAAATCTCACCTTTAAAGTTTCTAATAGTCGTGCAAATATTTACATCGTTAATTGACAATATATTCCACCAGTGTTCAATATTACGCGGTAGATACATATCTGCTTCTAATTTAATTGTTTCATCATATGGGCTAGCTTCATATACTTGCCAATCATTGATTAATTTCCAATTACTACCAGGTGCTTGATCGCCGTGGGGTAGCATATCAGTTGTGATGATAGTTACATTAGCCCCCGCCATCACGCTTAATATAGATTTTTTTAACATTTCAGCACATTTCGTATAACTGACTTTTTCAGTATCCTGTGCCATAATTACAAAACCTTTGGTCATGTTATAAGCTCCATAAAGTTTAATTTATTCATTACATGAAAGTCCATGTCTTTGATAGTAATATATTCTTTACGAATTTTACCACGTTGCCAATTATCATACATAACTGTGTATTCAGTGTTAAACTCATAATTGAAGTTTTTATATATGCTTGTGTTTTTACCCACATGAATTAAATTCCAAGGAATAATATCTTGTTTATTATCCGAATGCCCATTCGCAATTCTAAGTGCCAATGTCAATGCGTAATCGTTGCGATATACACCGCCTACAAAACTATGTAGATTACAATAGTGATCATAGTTTTTTTGAATCATTTCTAAACATTCAAATATTTGTTTAGCTCTATTTGTTTTTTTAAATGCAACAATAGTAGCCCATAATGTTTTAAAACTATATGCACTAAGAATCTCTTGTGGTACTCCGGGCTGCATTAGAAAACTAGTTGTATCATGACAACAAAAATCATCATAATAATTAAATACTTGTAACAGCTTATTTGAGTTGACCATATAGTCTGTATCTAATAATAATGTTTCATCATACGGTGAATAATCATATGCTTGATAACGACCTTTATTAATCCAAATAGATCCCTCACGTATGTTATTAAGATCAGGTGTCATCGTAATTACTTTATCAAATACATATGTTTGGTCCGTGATGGACTTTTCATCTGTCACCACAGTAACAGGAATATTTAAAAAGTGATTGATTCTTTTTGCAGTAGCAACTGCCATTTTATAGTAATCAAACTTTGGCGAGTTGAACGCAAATAATATTGCGCCTCTGTTCATCGATTAGACTCTATTTCTTTCCATTCAGTATACCATGTTTCCATTACAGATTTATATGTAATTTTTAATTTAGTTAGTAACTCAATGCGGTTAACTTTAACCGGATTATCAAAATTGTCTATTAATATAATATCATCTTCATCATAAGAACTAAGGATAGTAATGATTTCTAAATTGGCTTTCCATAGTCCTCCTTGATCGGCAACAATAAACTTACCATCATATTTGTCTTTTAATTGTGCTTTGGCACTGTTGTGATTAAATCTGGCTTTTGCATCAGCAATTAAGGTCTTGGTATCCATCTGTGTACTCCTAAGAGTATTTAGATAGATACCAAGACGTTGATAAAAATTAAGATTGTGTTACAGAGCCTGCTAGGGAAATAGTTCCCCAACTGTTGGCTAAGTTGGTTGTTTCCGGGACCCTAGCTGTAACAGTAGTAGTAGAACCAGATGCGACTATTAACCCGTTTGGAATTTCATCCCAAACCGTAGTGATGGTCACAATGTTACCTACGTCACCGTTTGACCCAACTGTACCATTAGTTTTAATAAAGATATTAATGTTAGTTGATAGGTAACCAGCCGGGCCAGTTGATGCAGTTTGATAATAAACGTTTGCATTGGCTGTTGTCAATGCATAATATCCAGTGTTAGTAGCAATAGTTGGAGCATTGCCACCTCCACCTATACGTGTCACACCGTTGTAAGACGTACCTGCAATACTTGCTGTACCAGATACAGGTGAGCTTAATACCACTGTACCAACATTTGAACATAAATTGTTTAAAAGCAAATTGATACCAGTTCCTGAAGGATGTGCAACAGTAACTGCTAATTGTCCACCTGAGTTGAAGAAATAACGAGTAGCATCACCGTTAGCGAATGTAACGGTATGAGTAAATGTTGCAATGTCAGTCCAAGTAGCTACTGTAGTAGCTGTGTTAGCAGTTGTTGTACTGTGTGCAGGTGAAGCATTTGCCTTATTAGAATAAATTGTAGTTAAGTTAGTTGGGATAGCTGACAGGTATGTAATTGTTCCACCTGTAACCGGGGCACTAACAGCAGTAATACTTGACCCTTGGTGTGTTGCTGCGCTTGCAGTTTTATTAACTAAGTTAGCCCACTTGATAGCAGTAATGGTATCACCCACTGCAACATTTCCCTCAGCAGTTTGTCCATACCCGGCTGCTACAGAACCTGTTGCCCAAACAGTGTTTAACACGTTTGCCGTACTTCCGGGGTTTGCACCAACTAGACCGTTAAAGTCTGCGGCTGCTATTGTTTGAAATTGTGCGTAGCTCATCTATTATCCCTTAATTTATTTTAACGAATGCTTCCACAATACCCAAATCATCTGTTGTTTTGTGTTCCAATGCACGACCAATGATGTTGAATGCTGTTGCTTCCCCTAGTTTGGCTGCACGTGCGATGCCATTACCAGCAGAAACTAAACGTTGACCTTTTTTAACTTTACCAGTTACTTTAACTTTAACACGGCCACCAACTGCGATTGGCGGGTGTGTACTGTCGTCACCGGCGCCGGCATTCATCAAGTAGGCTGCTGTATCAGATACAACACCAAATACATCGTCTGACAGTTCGTATTGCACCGCAGTAATTTCTTTGTCTCCGCCCATTTCAACTACAGTTCCTGCATCATAATATGCATCTGCTTCAAATCGTTCTGCCAAGTCAGCATATGTTGCGTTAAATCGTGAACCTGCTGTCAATGTGAAGTTGCCTGTCATTGTACCACTAGTAACATTACTTCCTGTAGTAATATTAGTTGTTGTAATTTTTGTAGGGGCAATGTTTCCAGTAAATTGAACGATTGCATTTGCACCAGTTAGATAGTCAAAAACGTTACCGTTTGTGTATGTACCGGTTGGATTGAACGGGCCACCATTAGCATAGTAATAGTTATCTGTTTTGATACCGGTGATAGCGACTAAGTTACCGTTAGTAACAATGAATGTGTTACCGGATGCGCCACCGTTTGCTGTCCATGTACCAGTCAATGTACCTGTCGTTGTGTTTGCTACTCCAGCGTTAATAACTGCTGTGTTTAATGTACCAATGTTTGCTGTAGTAATGTTAGCGTTTGCAATAGTTGCAAGTGATGTTACTGTAGCTAAACGAACAGTGATTGTGTCTCCGTATAAACCATTAACAGCAATAACGTTATTTGCAGTCAAATTACCGGTTACGTTGACAGAACCAAATGTTGTGGTTGATGTTCCAGAACTAACTGCAATAGTTATCCAGGCATTAGCGTTTGAAGTCCCGTCAGTTGGGCATAATTTCAACAAGGTATTGTTGATATCATACCATAACTGACCTCTTAGAGGGTTTGCTGGCGGGGTTGTTGACGCAAAATTTTCTATTTGGTGCACAAAGTTAGTATCTAATTGCTGACCATACCCTGCGTAGTTTCTACCAGGCAACCCTAAAGAGGTGCTAGTAGTATTAATTGTTCCATCAGCGATAGTAGTTAATACTGTTCCATCACTTTTAACTATTGTATATGCCATTTATATAACTCCGATTATATCTTATTTATCTTAGATTGTAACTAAGTTTGTTAGCGCCTGAATTCTGACGGTGTAATCAATTTGAATCTGTCTGTTCAAGCTTTTTTGAACTGGGTGGAAAATAACATGAGTTAATAGTCGTGTGATGACATTTCCTGCGTTGTCTGTTCCGTAATTTGCTAATAATCCTAGTTCATCAAAGATATAGCTAGAATCAGTTTGAGTGCTATTGTCAAACGCTGCCTGCCCTGCTGGCTCACCGTAATCTAACAAACACTGTACTAAAATGTCTGTATACACAGTACCAACAGTGTGTGAAACCGTCATTTTGTTACGTGTAGGATCTAAGTTGAAAACGCTAGTATCGTCAACGATTTTAGCGTAGGTTTCATTGTATAGTGCAGCATTTTGACCAGTTGTGTTTGGGGGTAGATATGTGATAACGCCTGTTTCATCTACGCTTGCACCACCGTTCCCAAACGCCATTTGATAAATTTCTCCGTAACCACGACTGCTTAGTGTGTCAGCAATAGCTTCTGACATATTTTCATAATTGATAGCGTTCTTTTTGTCCACTAGAACTTCCCCTGTGTTGGGATCGTGGATTTTAATAAAACCCTCAATTTTATATGTTAATTGTATTCCTGACATTTAATCGCCTCTTGTTTGAACCAGAACTTCTTGTGTTTCCGGATCTATAATCTTTAAAAATGAGCTGAAGTAAAACCCACCATGTTCATCTGGTTTAGGTCCTACTTCTGTCTTATTTTCAACTGGTTTTTGTTCACTCATCATATTATTTATCTTTTAGGCATAGTCCTGATTTAAGAAATTTGCGCTGAAAGTGTTACTAATCTGTAACGGATCACCCAATACAGTGTTATAAACATATGAATTCCATGTTTGATTGTAGTAAGTGTCAGGTAGTCTGTCCTGAGACAATGCGCTATAGACCTTTTGGTAAACAGGAATAAAGCTTCGTGTACCAGTTCCATTAGCTCCGCGTTGTAATCCTGTGATAGTATTAGTATCAAAGTCAATGGTAGTAAAACGAATTTGTTCTCCGGCCAAGTATATTATATTACCCAAAATCAATGTAATAGTTACAGTATCGCCTTCAGCAACTCCTGAAGTTATTTTCAGTACGGGAGCAGTATCAACAATATCTATATTGTAGTCACTGGATGATAACGTTATATTACCATTTTTAACAATGACTTGAGCAATTGTTCTCTTGTCAGCTTCTAAACCAATAGTCGCTATACCATTAACTAGTGCGGGAACTGTATCAATTTGAACAATAGTATTAGTCAATTTTGATACATCCTCAACATAAATTATAGAATCGGTATATTGTAGTGTTCGTGTTAGCCAAGTTGTAGTTAGTGAATTAGCACGGAACACAGATGGAATACTATCTTTTGTCACGTTCAATATATAAGTCAATTCGTTAGGAGTTGATGTTGGAATCATGTTTGTAATGATAACTGCATCACCCGGACTAATTGTATGTAAAATACTCAAGTTATTGTTAGGGTTAATATACAAAGAACTTGATGGAATTCTATATCCGTTTACAGTTACCCAAATTCTATCTACATTTGATTGTTCCCACTCACTTACACCAAATGATACAGTAGCATTAGCTAATACAAACACAGCTCCGTCATATGTAGTAGAGACAGTGAATTCTGTTAAGCTAGAAATTTCTTTGATGTAATATTTGGTACCTATTACTAAATTAGTTCCAGTCACATTACCTGTGAAGTATACAGGAGTGTTTAATTCTAAATTACGTGTACTATTAACTGTAATTTTATTTCCAGTCGAACTAGTTGATGTACCGTTAGTTATAGTTAATGTGAATGTCTTATCTAACCATACATAACCGCCACCTGTATAAGCACCAACTCCTGTTACAGGCGAGTTTGTATAGTTTAACGTAGGGTCATACGGTGCATAATATAATTCAATCGTTGTAATGTTTACTATCTTAGCATAATATGTATTGTTGTTTAATTGAACAGATCCAGTTACACCGTTAATTCGTACAATATTATTTTCTTGTAAGCCGTGAGGGATTCCAGTGTACACTGTCACGGCTGGAGTGCCACCTATGTACGCAACTATTGATCCTGTGTCATCTGACAATACTACTGGATCCCCATATTCATCTTTGATAGTGAATGAAGTTGCACTTACAACAGTATCAACAATGTATACTGTACCATCAGTTGCTATATTACCAAAACTAGTACCTTTAAATATTACATTTAATCCTGCTGAGCCTAATGGTATATTAGCACAATCAATTACATTTGTACCAAAATATGTCTGAGAACATGTTGTAACTTGGGCAGGTGCTGTAATTGTGTTTTCAATATTAGTAATATTAGCAACAATAGCAGGGTTAATATATCCAGACATTGAGCCAAAATCTGTTATCAACGAGAATGTAGGACCACTGACAGTTTCAGATATAGAGAATGTTGTACTGTCAATGATAGTCGAGATATAATAATACTTGTTAGCAACAATTCCACCTATTGTCGGGGCAGAAAACACAACTGCTAAGTTTGTAACTAATGCGCTAGTATCTCCTGAACCTAATGTTAAGTAGTCTGGGCTAGGTGAGAAATGATCTCCCCAACCAACGCCAGCAGTACCAGTACCTGTACCTAAACCAGTAGCAGTAAATATTACCCCAACTGTATTACTTGATGCACCAATTGAGGTAAAGTCAGTTGTGCCAACAGATACAATCTGATATTGTACTCCTGTTAAGAAATGTCCAGCAACTACTAATTCGTCAAACGCAGATTGGTGTGTCGTAGCAACAATGTTTAGAATTGCGGTTGAAGAACCCGCAAATGTACCGCCATATGTTGTGTTCAAATATTGACGATCAGTTAGATTATACGTAGTGATAGCTAATACATCGTTTGGAGCCAAACTTGAATTCAAGTATATGAAACCAGTAGCATAACTGATTGTGTAATCGCTTATGTTAATTAAACGTAGGCCATTTTTCTCTACAATTGCATTGTCTGCGTTATCCCCGCCTACATAGTTTTCTAGTGCAAGTTGAGTTTCACCACCCTGTGCAGTATATAATTGAGTTAGCGGGATACTATAACCATATTGTTGTGGTTGTGTTTCACCAAACACAGTAAATTGTACAAAATCATCGTTTTGGTTGTATTGAGTTGCAAATACTAGTTTTGCAGTTATGCCATTAGTTTCTTCAGCAAATGCATAATCACCTACAATACAAATTGCAATACCAGTTGAATCTGATAGTGTTAAAGCATTGCCTAAGTTTGCAGGATCTTCAACTGTAAACTCATTGTCGTCAATTATAGATAGAATTGTATATTGATATTGAGGTGTCAATCCAGTAGTGTATAAGAAGTTACCAACTGGTATTACTGCAATTTCATCACTAAATGTAACAATATCTCCGGGATAGAATTCTCCGGTTGTGTTACATACAATTGAGTTTGTTAAACTCTTTGTCTGAGTTGCAATAGTTTGATGGCCAAAGTTTAATATATTACCGTTATGTAATACAATTGGATCTGTCCAAGCTAAATCAATTGCAGATATGATAATTGCCTCCATAGAACCAGTGTCGTCAGTTAATACATATGCGGGTCCTGCTAAGCCATCGACGGTAGATGCAGATACTGTTATTCTATTAGTAATAAGACTGATAGTTTTTACATAATAATCAGTATCCAATTCCAATCCACCTAAAACATCACCTTGGAACATTATTGATTGATTCAATACAAAGTCAGTTGTACTAGCACACAATATTGAATTATCTAATGCTCGGGTACTAGTACATAGTATTTCTGTTGGGCCGGTGCCAGGACGTATCACACCTGATCCATTAAATCGACTAGCAGAGTAGTTACAGTTCAATGGAATCTCAGTAAAGCCAGTACCAACATCATCAATGAATGGTACAACTTGAGAATTTGATTTTTCTAATTGATCTCCGTTACCAACTTCATACAAATCAATTACTAATTGATGGTTAACCGCCAGATAATTGGTCAACGTGATAATCTTGTTGACCCAATCAACTGTAAAATTAAATGTTCTTACACTCAATCCGGTAGACAAGTCTAAATCATATATTGCTATAGTAGCAGGGTTCTGAACAATATTTAAGAATGAATATTGAGTCTGAGTCAATGTGTTTGGTGTGATTTGAGTTGATACTACATTAAAACCAGTATGACCATATTCACCCACATTCCAGTTAGTTCCTGGACGTGTGTTAACAATCATAGTCAAATTGTCAGATACAACACCGGGAACTAATTCTTCCGGTCCATAACCAGATGTAAATGCATCACCTTGTACAGTATAAACAGTAGGATCAACTGTGTATACACTTGATAGTATCCATGTAACACCTGCATTAATACTTGTCAATATTGTATTATTATCCCCTACTACTACAAATCTATTGTTGACTACATCATATGTAATTCCATTTAAATTATTTGTAGTAGTTGATACTCTTGTTGTCCATGTGATTGTGTCTGTGCTTGTAATGATAGTTCCGTTGTCACCTACTACAACATATACACCATCCGCATATATCACATCGTTCAACCCAGTTACTACATTAGTTGTTTGTTGTGTATATGATGCAGGTGATGCATTAGAGAATAGTTTACCATTTGCTCCTGCAAAAATAATTAAATCGTTGCTACTATAAACAACATTTAATGTTGCGCTAGTAATGATTGTAGTAATGCCTTCATTGATTTGTGTCCAAACAAATCCATCATCACTTGATAATATAACAGAACTAGTTGTATTACCAATTGTCCAGTTACCTACTGCTAGCCATCCAGTAAAGCCTGGATTATTTACATAATGTACTGAACGCAGTACACCTGGATAAGGCAATTTGTATACTTCGCCCCAGAAATATGAATCTGTACTTGCTACGATATTTTCTCCAACTGCTACCCATATGTTGTTAAAATAATCAACACTGTTTAGTAATGTTGATTCTACTTTTAATGAGCTGAAATCATATGGTGTAATACTGTATGCTGTTGAATCATACGGTATGTATGCTCCGCCGGATGTTGCATATTGTATACCATCTTGGCTGATATAAATTGGGGTGGCCGAATTCGCAGTTGTTATTACATACAATCCACTACCATATAAACCACTTACATATTTAATACTAGTAATACTAACCGGTGAATCAGCAATCTTGTCAATTGCCCAATTAATTGAGTTTTCACTTATAATAGCAGATGAATATGTAGGGCTATTTGCACCACCTACATATTTTACTCCGTCCCAAGTAATAGCCATGTTGTTTATGCTAGTAGGATAGAATGGTTGATCTGATAATAATGTATCTAATGGATACTCGTCTGCCGGAGGGAAAGCATTATCCAAATAAGTATTATTTGGATATATAATTCCGGAAACTAGCTGAGTTAAATCTAAACCAGGCATGTTGACTGTTGGTTGATAGTAACCAACGATACGATCCAATGCATTTAGTCTACGACTTCCACTATCCATTAGCTCCCATTTACCTAGAATGAATTCTGCGTCACTATTACTGACAATACATTGCCATACTTTGTTGTTGTATTTTACAATACTTTGATTGAAGTAAAATGGTTCAGGTAAGAACACATAATCACCTGCTGCATATTCAATGGCAAGAATAGTTCCATCTACTGGGATAGTCATCAATGCATTTTCATACACTTCTAATTGGGTGTCACTTATAACCTTCAAGTAGTATTGTTTTGCTAATTCTGCGGGTGTACCAGAAATAATAGTAGAAGTTATTTCTCCGGTTGTGCCGATTCCAGAGACATTAATTATTACATCATTTAATGGTGTTGTACCACCAAAGTTTGTTCCAAGAAGCGTTATATTGTTGTTATATGCAAATCCAGAACCAGCAGTATGAGTGGTCACACTATAACCACCTAGCTTGTAACTTACATAGAAAGTTGGAGTTGAAGTTACATATTGAGTTAGGGTAGTAACTGTTGTACTATTAGCAAGAGCAAATGTACTTCCACCTAAACTACTACTTACTGTAATATATGGATCGTTAGCAGAAACAGTCATTAATCCGTTGTTACCTGACAGTATAAATGTAGGTCCACCTAAATACTCACTAATAGAAAAGTGAGTAGAATCAGGTAATGATTTAATATAATAAGTGACCAATGGTTTGACATTACCAAATATACCCCCGGTGAATATTATTGGCATACCTACATAGAAGCCGGTTGTATTTGCTGCGGTATACAAATTAGTAGATGAAGAACTACTTGAAATATCAACACTAATTGTACCTAATGATTTAACATAATATGTAGTTCCTGCAATCAAGTTACCAATATTAGCAGTAACTTTGAATGGCATGTTTACATACATATGTGTTGTACCACCATACAACTGATTTAAATATAGATAGTTTGATGTTGCTGTTGTAGCTACTGTTATTCTTGTAACTAGATTACTTACTGTTCCAGTATATCCGGCACCGCCGTTTATGTAGTTACCTGATGTTTTATAGAATGTAAACTTCTGACCTGTAATTTGGCCGGGACTGATTGGTAATCCAACATTCATTGTTATATTACCAGTGGCTGTTGTTAATTTAACTGTATCCTTTTGGTCAGTCATTGTACAGTATGTATTGGTTGCGGCTGCTACATCTGATAGATTTACGTTGCCTCCGTTAACAGTATTAGATATAGTAATTCTGTTAGTGCTATAATCAATAGATGCAACATAGTAAACTTGTCCAGCAATGATGCCACCAAAGTTAGAAACACTTGATCCAACTATGTACATGGCAGTAAAGATGATTGGATCATTGATGCTTAATGATGAGACTGTACTTAGTTTCACATAATCACCGGTACCATATACTTGTGTAGCAGTTAAATTAATAGGATTGTTGCTAGTTGACATAGTGAATGTCGTAGAATTAATCACAGTAGTGACATAATATGTTTCGTTTTCTACGATATTACCAAATGTTTGATAATTTCCAGTAGAATTAGTTGTAAAGAACAATGAGATACCTTGATAGAATCCTGCTGTACCACCTTGGCTACCTGACAACAATGGAGATATTACATAATTAGTTGCTGATTGTGTTGTAGTTACTGGTAAAATACCAGGATAGTCAATTGTTACTACAGCAGTGTTTGATACTTCACCAATCATTGCAGTTAGGCCGGCCACTGGGGCAGTTTCTGTTGTTAATACTACGGGGTTGCCAACACCATCAACCAATTTAAATTGAGTTAATCCGTTGATAGCACTAATATAATATACAGTCCCAACAACTAATCCACCAAATTTTGCACCAGTGAATTTTATTGGCATTCCAATATAGAAGCCAGTTGTTGGTCCAACATAGCCCTCTAAAGGAGTACCGCCTTCACTAGGGGCAATAGTAATATAACCAGTATTAGAGGTGTTAGTTACAATTCTAGTACGTGATGACCAATCAACTACATGATTATTAGACACATCCTGTAAGTAGAACGGAGCACCTTGAGCACTAGCTAGTATAGAATCAATAGGAGGTGCGCTAGATTCCAATGTCAATCCGGAACTAGCAACTTGAGTTGTATTTCTAAATACACCTGCATAGAACGAGCCGTAAAAATTATTAGGAGCCCAATCTTGTACTTGTGAGGTGTATGATGTTCTATCAAATCTTAGTGTAATTTGATTTTCACGAATTGGTATTGCAGTAGAAACACAACTTGCTCTTGCACTAATAGCAATATAGTTGTTTGATCCTGATCCACCATTTAATAAATTAACTCTGTCCTGATCCTTTAATGCACCTACATAAGTTGTATAGAAAGAAATAACAAAATTAGGTATAGTTTCCAATACTGAAATATAATAATATTCTCCTTGTTTTAGGCCACCTATTGGAGTTGTATTTGCACCCACACTGTAACGAATTAAATCTCCAGTTCGTAGCAACTGACTTTGAATGATAACTGTGTCATTACTCAAATCTACATATGAACTTGGGAACGTAATTATAGCACTTGGTTCAATTAAGATTTGTGGTAATTCAACATATCCTTCACCTGGATCAACTACATCAATGCGTAAGATCGTATCCAAGTTCATTACGGGTTGTAATATAGCGGCGCGTGTTGGCGCCGGGAACACGGTTGTATCTATGTATGCTGTTACCTTAGGAGGTTCGGTATAACCACGACCACCGTTTAGTAACAATACGGCAGGCAAATCTGTAATGATTTGCTCTCCTGGAATATGATTTGTCACAGGAGTCCCATTAACACCGCGAGTTAATCCAGTTAATAATCCATATGCTCTGTCAACACCTGAATAAGCAATTTGTTCTTCACCTATTTGAATAACACTGTCTACTGGGAAACCATAGACGTTATCTACTACCATGTCAATAGAATTTAATGTTAGATATGATGCTAGTGTAGTAATTGGGTAATTGTTTACTCCGGTGATGCTCAACCCATGATTGTTAAACCATTCAACATAGGGCGGTGTTTGCCAGATAGGATCTGTGGGCAAATATTGATTATCTTGACTTGGATTAGTATATACCAATTCAGGAGTAATATACTTTTGTAAGTTTGTATTATATGTTGCGGGCAAATCAAAGTCGGTGACATTACCGCGCCATAAATCAAGACCAGTATATCTAAACAAGAAGTCTTTAATGACTACATGATATGGCTTAACTTCATTGATATAACCACTCAAGAAATCTTGATTGTCTGATTGGAATATTTTTAATGGAAGTAACTCACGAATAGTGTGTGACACATCAACAAATGATGTTTTGTTCAACCACGGCAAGTAATTTTGACTTTCGATTGTCTCACTAATAATGTAGTTGAACAACAATATCAAGCCCTCATTCTTAAAGAATCCTAATTCTGTAGGCATTTCTTCGTTCAATGCACGAACAATATAACGAGTCTCCTCACTTGGGTAGGTGTCGAATGGAGTGGTGTCAAAGAAATTATCACCAAATCCTAAACGAGCAGTAGCATAGTCCCACAATGAACTCTTAAACTGTATTGTACCATTTTGTAATCCAATACGAACCCAATCATTGATTATAATGTCATATTTATATGTCTCTTGTAGACCTTGACCGTTCTTAGCAACAGTAACGATTAATCCATTTTGTGCATTCAACGTAGCCAAATCATAATATGATTGAACCATCATTGCTGGACGTGTGTTGTCATTGTATCCAATTGCCCACCAATTAATTGGTGTCCAATAATCTTGTGTGTTGTAGAATAGTTCTTCAGCACCAGACCAATTTGGATTACCAACAGTAGATGGATTGACAGCGCCTGATGTATTTAAGAATGTACTATAACTTGTTTCGTTATATGGATACTTTGCTAGTATTTCATTAGCAGTTGTCAAATAGTTCTTTAATGCACCAAATCTATCGTAGAAGAAGCTTTGGCGAGGACGTACTAGTATACCACTTTGTACTGGTTTTGGTAGATTTGGATCAGGTACAACTGCTCCTGATTCATCTACACCACTCATGCTTTCTAGCATTCTATTGTACAATGATTTGGGGTATGTTACACCCGGGGTTCCTGGCAAACCAGGCAAGAAATCATCCGTGTTCTCACGTATCAATGAGTATGCACTGTGTGAAACATCATCATTTGTTCCAGTAGCAAAACCAACATGCATTACAGTGTCTGTATTGTTTACATAGTCCATAGTGTTATACAAACCAAACGCATTTGGTAATAGTGGTGCAAAGTAAGAAATACCAGTTGTCAGTGGATTTGCAATATATGATTCACATATTGTATCTGACAGTGTTTTGCCTAATTGTGTAAACACAATGTTTGTGTTACGAACCCAATAGAAGTATACCGGAACAATAGCTCCAGTAGTGTTCAATGTGTATTCGATTGTATATTCGTTTACGTCTTTGACAGTACCGGGGCCTGCATAATTTGTAGGTAAAACGTTACTAGATATCCAACTACAAACTACAGGACTGCTTCCAGGGAATACTTGACCCCACCATTTGCTATTATATACCACATCATTACTTTGATGATAGTTTACAAATTTAGTAGTGCTTGTATCAAACCACAATTTACCAACATGTTTGGCTCCCCAAACAATAGAACTAGTGTTAGTAGAATTTGGACCATTGTATGCAGCAGGATCACGGTTGCTCGTGATATCAATATTTTCAGCAACAGCACCTAATAATTTACCCTGTAATGGATCAATGTAATCTAGATTGATCAATGTGTTATTAGTAGATGCACTATATAACTGGGCATTTTGAATTGCGTTTACATCAACGATAGGAGTTGAATTACGATATACACTCCAGTCTTGTACACCAGTGGCGTTTTGATAAATTATTACTTGACCGTTATTAATATTTGGTCTAAAGTTAGGTGTGCCAACAACAACTTGATTGTTATTAAAATCTAATGCTGTGCCATAGTATGGTTGTGCGCCGTAGTCTAAATCAAACGCATTAACATTTTGAGCATATACAAATTGACCCACATTGTTTAAATTTTCATCGTAGTTGCTTACATAGTCAAACATGTATACTGCGCCAGCATTAGTATAGGTGTCTAAAAATTGAGTTGTATTGTTATCAAACAATGTGTCATTGTTATAGTTGGCATCATCAGAAGCATCAAAGGTTGTTTCTTCATACCGTGTTGATACAGGTGAGCTTACTACAAATGAGCTGCTTTCATTAAATTTAATAGTAGTACCAAATTGTGTTCTACCTTGACTGTGTGGATCATTAATAGTTTGTGTCAATTGATACTTACTAATACCCAATTGATAGAAGTCATGTGCGCTTAATGTTACAATGTTTAATTTATCATTGACATATGCTAATTCATTGCTAATAGTAGAAATTACCAACTTACCGTTTTGTGTAGTAGCAGTTACATTGGTGATATTAGCGGAAGCTATTGAATTAGCAACTATAGTTGCATTACCTAATGGTATATCAACTACATAACCGTTTATTAATATAGTTGTAGGTGTTGAAACTTGGCAGTCAAGCAAACCAGTTATGATACCGTATTTGCCGCCGCCATCAGTGTATCGATAGACAGCACCTTCCTGATTTTGTGAATTAAGTTGAAACGGTGATCCAACTAATATTTCAGTACCGTATGTGTTAGTATCTAAACTGTAACCATACTGTTCACCTATTGTTAGATTATCAGGAGATACCAATGTTTCAATCAATACAAATTGTGAACTGCTAGATGTTATGATATCACCTGCGATCAAACTTTGATAGACATTTAACGTAGTACCCGTGACAGCATAATTATTATCTGTAATTAGTGTGCCGTTAACACTTACAAACAATGGTTGAGTCTGTACTACCGCAGACATTGTGCCTGAACTATTAGTCAAGGTTAATGTAGTACCGTTACGAGTTAAAGACAACGTAACAGTAGAACCTACAATAGACTTAACATAATAAACTTGATTTAGTGCAATGCTACCAAATACTGTGCCAGTAAACACGATTGCAGTACCATTTACACCTGCTGTTAATCCTGCAACACTATTCAATGTTACTGCGTTACTTGCAATGGCCGATGCGGTTCTAATAGTTGTGCCGGGAGTATATACTAATTTGAATGTTTGAGGAACTAGTGGCTGACTGTTGTATTGTGATTCAAAATTCTGAACTAATCGTTCAAAAATATAAGTTGAACCTGTATTGTCTACTGTGGTATCTACATCAGGTGCACCAATAATTACAGTGTCCCCGTAATAATTAGTTGACAGTGAGTAAGAGAAGTTATCCCCTGCTACCAATCCTAAAACATTGATAATAGTTGAATACTCATACAATCCAGTTACTTGTGACTTGCGATATACATATACACTGTTTTGTTCATATGCACTGATATACAACCAGTTACCATCACCGGAGAATGCTGTAGCAGAACCCCAGTTTGTTGCACCTGTTGGTGCTTGAATTGTTTGAGATAATTGTAATATGTTTTGTGTGATAGACACAATCAAATCATATACTTTAACTAATCTGTTAGCTAATAATGCACCGGTTGGTTGACTGATGGCAAATTTGTTACCACTATAAGAAATAGTAGAACCAAAACTTTCTGATCCAGTTATACTTTGGCGCATTACGAATACTTTAAATACAGGGTCATATACATATCTGTATGCTACACCCAAGTCACTGTCACCAATTAAATAGCCTAAGTCACTTGTAGTTGCTACTGCACTACCAAATTTCAATGCACCTGTTCTTAATAATTCTAAATCATAAACATAATTTAAACTCTTGCGATAGACAGCCCAATCACCGTCAGTATTTGTATCTACCCATACTTTATTCTTAACAAATTCTGTGTTTAGTAACGGTAATGAATTGATGTCACTAGGTTGATTTACACGTTGAGATTGAAATCTCATCACTATGCCAGTACCGGTAAGTCTTGTAACTGATGCTAACAAGTTAAGTGCAATTGTAACTCTGTTATTATCTATAATTGATTGTACGATTCTATACCCATTGACACCTGCATTAAAATTAATAATAGCAATAGTTTGATACTTAGTTAAGTTGTGTGGTTCAGCAAAAGTCAAGGTCACTGTTCCATTCAAGTTATTAACCACTTCAATTAATTGACCATTGCTGATAGGGGTGTATACTTGCCAAGTTCCGTTATAATCAGCAATCCAAACATATTCACCTACGTATAATTTTTCCAACGGAGTCTGAGCAGTGTTTAAATCATTATAGTAATAACCGTAAACTGAAATATCGTTAAAGTTTACATAACCTGCTGCAGGATATAATCTGTTGGGAGTGTCAACTGGTAATGTAGGTAGAACATTAGGGTTAGTCAATGGTCTACTATAATTAAATACAGAATACAACGGAACTTCTTGTTCTACTCCGTCAGTATAATCTCCTGTAGTCAATGCTACTGTGCTTGGGTTGCCGGTCAATTGAGTTTGATTTAATCTAAAATCAACAAAGTTATTATCCAACACACCACCAAACTCACCTGTCTTGATAGCCCAATTATCATTGATATCATAGTCAATACCACCTTGTAGTAAAGTTACGCCCTTAAAGTTATTAGCGGCGATTCTTGTACCCATTTGTTTAATCATGTTCTTATAAACATTGACTTGGGTAATATCTGTTAGGTCGGCAAGTGCTAGGTAATCACGGGGACGATAACCAATTAATGACCAGCTTAGTATATCACTATCTCTGTCTAGGTTACTAATGTTTGTATTATAGAACAACGTAGATTCATACGAACGTGTTGAACCGTTAGGTAGTAAGCCCTTTTGAATTTCGTTGTAGTTAGTTTCTTTCCATAACTTAGTATCAAAAATCGCACTAGCATTAATCACTTGTAACGCAGTCCAATATCTATTTTTGTATAATACAATAGAACCTTTGGTATACTTTGTGATACTGTCCCATTCTAAGATATTGTCTTGGTTTAATATAAAACCCTGTGCATCGATTGTACCATTCCAATCGGCAGTTTTAACACCCTTTGTTAGGATACGAGCTTGACGTAAACCGGTTATAAGATTGTAGATGATATCATTAAATAGTGTTACGTTGTTGAAAACAATACCATGTTCAAAATTACTAATGTTAAACTGACCATATGCAACGGTATCACCTTGATTTAATGGTGTAGCTGTGAATAAAGTACCTTCACGAACCACAGCTAAATCAGTAGATTTAATTGGATATAAGTTTTGATTCAATACAAAGTTTTGTTTTTGTAGTGTTAATGGTTGAACAATGTAACTATCTTTGTTAATAGTCATAATATTGGCTGCTGGATTTAAGTTAATCAAACTTCCTTTTTCCCATCCTGATTGAACCCAATATAAATATTCAGCAACCATCTGACTCCAAATTACTGCTAAGCCAGATTCGATCTGGTCAAACAATACGCCTTGGTTGAGCAAATAATTATTATAGCTTCCTATAAATTGTGCAACATCATGTATTGAATTGAATTCGGTACCATATGGGATTAACTGACTTTTATTGTCAAAGTAGTCATTTGCAATTTGTACAGATAATCCTTCTACTGATACTTTATTATAATTTCCGTTTATTTTTGGAACACTTATATTAAAATATGCGTTGTTCTGTGAGTTACCAAATACTTTCCATCCAGTGCCTACGTTTTGTACAATAACTCCACTGTATATAATTTTGTCGAATGGCACATTGTCATATAACAATACTTGATAGCTTTCATTAGGAATCAATAATGAAGCATTTGTACTGTTTGGTGTGCCTTTTTCAACATAGAAATTCAATAGGGTCTTGTCACTGAATCCAGCAAGTCTGTATGCTAAACGAACATCCAAATTAGCTAGCAAATTAGTGATGTTGGTTGTTGCATCCACGCCCAATTGTTTTTCATAATCAACAATCCAGTTGATGTAACTAGTTTTAGCTATGCCATTACCATAAATTTGTACATCGCTAATTACTAAGTGGCTGCGGTTGTTAACTAAGAATTGATTGAATTCTGTGTTGTATTTGTAATTGTCAACATCAACACCCAAGTTGTAAAATTCTGCTGGCTTTGTCAATGACAATAGTTTCATCAAGTCAAATGGCCATGTACTGCTTCTGCGATATGATAATTCAGTTGCAGCTACATCTCCAACTTTCCAATCATGTTTGAATGAACGTTCTACATAGTTACCAACAATAGCATCAAATGGTGATAATAAATTACCAGCACTGTCAACAGGAATTACTTCTAACAACTGCGGTCTGATAAACTGACTCAATACGTAGGGATCACCGTTGTTCCAGTTAATACCCTGTGCTAAATCTTTCCATAATACTAAGTTGTCACTTGTATATGGGGCAGCACCATAACGTCCTGTCCACCATGATGGCATTGCAGTGAAGCCAAGCATTTCCCATGGTGTTGTATTAGGTTCAGAGGTGTCATAGAAATATTGATATATACCTCTCCAATAACCTTGTAATATTTGACTACCATCAATCTTATTTCCTGATTGACTGTAATTATAAGTAAACTGGTCAATTGAACTATAACCTACTTGTGGTTTATATTCTACACGATTCTGACCTATCCAATTTAAAAAGTATTGCGAGTATATGCTTAGTACTTCGTCATATGAGTAACCAGTATTTCTAAAGAAACCAGGAATAACATCATAGTCACGAATTGGAATGATGTCACTTAGTTTTAAATTGTTATAGATTCTTGTTTCAAATTCTAACAATACTTTATCTCTGAAGTCTACTAAATTCCCGTCAATATAATCACCGTACAATTGATTATATGATCCATCATGTCCACGAATAAAATATGTAGGTTGTGTGTAGTTACTATCTAAGATAACTTCAGGTACAAATGCTGGATACAATCCTAACTTAGTAGGAGTATTTGGAACATAGCTACCATATGTTTGATTATATTCTTTAATTGTTACGATATCACCTGGTAACAAATCAGTACTAATTGTTAAGCTAGGAGTATCGGTGCTGACAGTATAGTCAATATTGATTAGTAACTGAGTAGTTGTTGTAAAGTTATCAACAGTTCTTGTTAGATAAACAAGAACACCATAATAGTTTGATTTAGTAAAATCATAAATTCTAGTCAATGGATAGATACTTACATCTAATGAGTTAGCAAAAGTATATGTGTTGGTAGCATATGCTGACATGTTAGGTAGCATGTCAGACCAAAAGAATGGACCAGATTCAATTTTACCTGAGGTAATTTGATCTAATGCGTTATCTAGCATTACTGCCGGTAACTGATAATAAGTATAGTCTGTACTATCAATTGTATTTACTAACAAGTTTTTAAATATAATATACTGTTGACTATTATACTGCAACGAGTCAACTAAATTGTGATTTTGTTTGCGAAGGAATGTGCCAGGAAGTGCAAGACTTGCACTATTCTGAATAATCTTATTACCCCATGGCACAAGATTGCCCAAGTCACGATAGTTGTTTGAACCAAATACTACGCCAGTAGTGTCAGGATTGTTGTAAAAGATACTTTGATACTGACCACGTATATCACCAACGTTTGCTGTTGTGATATCAGTATTGAATGGGTTGTTTTGTAAGTTGATAGGGATTTCATAGTAAGCTGTTGGACTTACTTGGTCACTTAGTATAGTAATTTCAATTACAGTATCAACTAAAGGATTAGGTGGTGTAAATGTAATTACAGTAGAATCTTCTGTAATTTCATATGTGTAAGTTGATGATGCTTGCAAATCATTATTTACATACAATTGAATGTTAGGCCATGCAGTGTTTGTTGCAGCCGCAATGTCGCATGTATATGTTGTTACTGGGTTAGATGCTACATAATCAAAATTAAACACTTGGTACTGCCGACTTTCAGCAACTGCTGTTTGCCAACCTAATGCTCTACTAAATGTCGATAGGTCACTATAGTTGTGAACATATCCAGTGTTTACTTTTTGTGTTATTGGTGCAATGCCCTTAACATAATTAAATGTCGCAGAGTTTATTAGTACATCAAAGCTAATGTCGCCTACATTGTTTACGGAACTATAGCGCAACGGAAAGCCTAATATCAAATCATTGATTCCACTACCAATACCATAACTGAATAGTTTGTTACCTTTGAATGAACTACCTACATAAACATTATTGTTACCAAAACTTACACCATCATTGTCAAAGACATCAAACAATGGTGCTTGGTTAATTGTTGTCTTTTGCTGTGCTTCAAACCATGTTAAACCATCAAAGTAAAAATCCATACCTTGATTGTAATAGCCCTTGAATGTAAATGTACCTTCGTTTGGTAATACTAAACCATCTTCAACTTCAGTCAATGTAATAACTGGGATTGAGCCGGCAATACTTGAAAAACGAACAATATAAATTTTATTACGAACATCAACATTTGTATCTACAGAGAATACAATCTTTGCACCGTCATACAATGCATAGTCATCATTTGGTAAACCGTTTGCAATTAATGACACATTAGTGGCTGATGTAAATGATGATGCATAAGGCCACGTAACCGTCAATGTCAATGTTGTTGTACCAGAAATAGCTGAGATTTGACTATTACGTGGTAGTTTACCAGCATTGTCGGTAATATATTGACCTACTTGAAATGTACCTATGCTGGCACCAATACTAGTTACAGGACCCACGTCTGACGCCAATACAGTAATTGTAGTAGATGTTGCGCTTGATGCTGATGCGATAGATGCGGTTGATGCAGTGTATACTTCTACGTCCGGGTAGTAAGCAAGTTGTCCGGCAACTTGAGTAAATGCATCTGTTGTTCTAGTGTCAAAGAAATCAATAGGTTGTTTGCCAACAATGTTGTTATTAAATAATTGTAAGTTAGGATAAAATTCTATGACCGGGCGTTTTGCTTTATTATTTTGTGTTGCATATGTAGTAACGATTGTAGGATCATTTAAATAACCTGCAGTTGCATTAATAACATCAATGTGAAACCAACGATTGCTTCGTGACCATGCATTTCTGTCAATACTATTTCTTGCAATTGTTAAATAATCTTGATATACAGGAACGTATAATGTACTATCATAGTTGCCAATGTCATACGGTAAGGTGTCGTATGGTGTATATGTTCCTGCAGTGAATGGTTCTGGGGCAATTAGTGTAGCAATGTCTAATAATTCAATTGCAGTACCCACACCTTGAACATAGTATTCACCTGTCTTGTAAGTTGTTGGATAGATACTACCTGCAAATGATACTTTTAATCCGTTAGTAAACACGACACCATTTGGTGCAGTGTAATTCTTTTTACCTAAAATATCATTGACATTAATTTGATTTGCAGAGTTGCTATTAATTAATTTAATAACACCAACCTTGTCTGGACTAGTACCGTCTTGATAATATATTGTATCTAGCAAACTGCTTAGATACGGGATCAAGTTAATTACGCCTTCGATATTACGATAAAAATTTCTAGCTTTCCATTGTGTGCCGTAAACTGCTGTTATCTTTTCTTCAGTTGGGATAGGGGCATATGGTACTAATTTTAGTGTAGGGTTGTCAGGATCACCAACATATGTTATTAGATAAAATGTAGCTGAAGGATCAGTATAATAACCACCATTATAATTGTTATTATCAATCGATGTGCCCGGATAAACGAACGGGGCGTTGCCACCGTTTTCATCATACAGTGTTGTATCATAAAACGGGCCAACAAATCCAGTTTCATTAACTACGCCAGTATTATAAAACAGTACAGTTCTACCTCCTAATGCTGTCACACCGTCGATATTTTTAACATAACTTAACAGCTGACCATTGATTTCATCAAATGGCGTAGTTGATACTACATCAACTAAGTTGTTACCTGGGAAATTATATTCATCCTGTGCGTTTTTATAAGGTACATTAAATGTTACTACACCTCTAGAGGCCCCGTTGTTTTCAACACCAAGTATATTACGTGTTTGTAAATTAGGTTGAGCTGGATCATAGCCGGTTACACCCGGTTTACCTTGTAACCAAAATGCAGTATTCTGATCTACAGTAAATGTATATGTACCGCCACGAATAAAAGTCAATGATGGATTAGTTGAGCCACTTGGATTAACGTCACTTGAAATGTTGTATCCATTTGGCAAATCTGTTACAACATAATCACTGACATTATAAACAATGTCAGTAGCAACTGTTACTGCCGGTGCACCGGTTGGCAACCAGTAATATTGATTAAAGTTGATTACTTTATCCAAATCAACAAACGGATCCCATGAATAAAATTGACTGTTAAACAGTCTGTCGTTATTATCAATGATGCCACCGTTTAATTTTACAGCATCTACTATGCCCGGATAACTAATGAAATCGACTGCTGTTGCTGTGTTTGTTTTTGTAAATACAACAGCAGGATCTAATTGATAGTCAGTGCGTGTTTTTGTAGGTTCAATTACATATTTGTCTTTAGCATTAATACCATATCCAAACTTACTACCAACATAACCTTCAATACGCATCGTATTTGGTTGATCCGTAATTTGATCTAGTGTTGCTCCTAAAAATTGTGCGTTAGTAGGGGTCTGAAATACTTCAGGTAAAAAGTTTAGTGTTCTAATTCTTGTTGCCATATAACTCTCTAATTGTTATTGTATACTTATCTTATTTGTAATTGCACTGGAGTTAAAGCTGCGATGATTACAACGTCATTTGCTGTTGCACCGTTAACAAAAATTTCATAAGGAGCTGATTTGATTTCGTACAAGTCACCAAAGTTCATTGTAGGATCATTTGGAACTAATACAACTGAACTCATTAAATCTCCTAACTGTGCATGTAAATATGCACTTAATTCTGAAAAGTAGAATGTGTCTCCAAAGTTCCAATTATTGATATTAAAATAATTGTTCATAGCAGTTAGGGTTGCACTACGTACTTCACTATCACTTGCATTTGTCATTTGTGACTTGATAACTTTAACTGTACCTTGTAATTGAGGTGTTGCCTTGTGACCAAATAAAGGAACAAATCGAACACTATTTGGTACTACGTTATCAGTCAGCATCTTGTAATCATCTAAACGACCATAAGCTTGTTGCAATTCACTAATTGTAGGGATATCTGGTTTTGGTACTGTATCAGTAGAATCTTGTATATAATTTTGGTAAGCTGTATAGTAAGCTTGTGTTACCAAATACAAATCAATGATGTTTGTAGTTGCCGGATCAATACGTGTAGTGTTATTACTATTATGACGATACTGAAATTGCAATCCTTGGCGTCCTGATTGCATTAGATATTGAGGTTGCGGAGTCATTATATAATATGGTGTTGTCACTGTAGTATCTTGCACTGATATGTAAAACTTGTTTTCATTATATGCATAGAATAACTGACCTAATGGATATTCGTATTTTACAACTTCGATGGTAGTTAAATTAGGATACTGATATACCACTTCACTTGAAGATATCACTTGATAACGTGATAAATTAACCGCATCTTGAATTAGTTCAAAAAATGCGTATATACCAATGTTAGCATTGTTAACTTGATAGCCTGTAACAGTAGTAAAGAAGTCAGGATCTAAAATAATTTCTTTATTGTTTACATCAATACTAGAAACTTCTACTTCAAAGTCATTCACATAACCATCACTTTCAATTGTTTGTCCAACGATGTTTACTTTGACTGGTTTAGCTAAAGCATAGTTATTTCCAGGTTGGGTATTAGTTGATAACATATTAACATAATCTGCTAGAATCTTACCAGTTACTGGATCATATACTAACTTACCTATTTCAAACCAGAATCGTGTGTCAGCTACTGATCCAAAGTAATACTTTAATGATCGGTAATACACTGAGTACATATTGTTACCGGTAGATTGAAAATTCACAAACCAATTATCTTGATTATATGCACCTATAGACCATCTATCCTGTGATGCTAATAATGAATTATTAAATATCAAGCTAAAGCTTTGATTCAATTCCATTCTGGTAATTGCTTCTTGTCTTACTAAAGTAGGTAATGTGTTTTGAAATGCAGGTATAACTTGATTAACGATGGCACCATTTGGCACATACGCATTTAATGAAACTGGACCGATGCCGTTACTAAAATTACCAGTACCGTTATTATATCCATCACCAATAACACTTAATACTGTTGTCCAAAAGAATGTGGTATTGGTTGGGCCTGCAATACCTGCTATCAATCTGTTATTTTGATCAAAGTAATAACCACTTGGAGCAATCACCCGAATCATAGCTCCTGGTGTAATATATTTTACATCATGCGTTGAGTAGGTGCCGATAGCTATTGGTACATCTATTGATCCAGATATATTATAAAAATAACCAGTTACACTATTAGCATCTACTGTACTGGTATTCCAGTATACAGTCCCGTCACCAGATGCAATATTGATATCATACCGTGTGTAATTTTCTAAGTAATACTGTCTTGCTCTAGTATCAGCCAATGCATTAGCCAATGCATCGGTTAAAAACTTAATGATGTCACCGGTATTGTTAATTGTTAATAACAACCAACCATTGTCATTGTTTTGATATAAAGCACCATCGTTTGCAAAACTATTAGTGCTAGAGTATTTTCCGGTAGGGTCAAGTAAGTCTAAATTTTTAGACACACCAACTGAAGTTCGGTTAATAGCTTTACTTTTAATAATTGAACTATATAACGTATATGGGAAATTGTTATAATCTTCGCCATTAACCATTCTGTTTTGAGTATAATATCTTGCAGGGGCACGTTGTTTAATATTTGCTATTGTTTCTCTTGCTTGTGCAGTTGATGCTGGTAATTGTAATTGTAATCCTAATGTAAGTGCTTCTGTTCGACCTGCTCGGCTAATATACTGTATTGTTACTTGAATCCCTTGCATCTCAGTTGGATCAATTGTATAAGTCAATGCATTACCTGCACGAACATATGCTCTAAAAGATCCAACCGGTGCTTCAGAAAATACCCCATCTCCAAATGCATAACTAACTAAATCATTAAAACCTGAAATAACTGAGAAGACTTTTTTAGTTGATGTGGTTGAACTTAGTTGTGCATTTGCATAGACACTCTCAACTTGTTTCCAAAGAGTTCTTCCACCATTAGCGGTGCTTAATTGATATAACCAAGTATCAGTATTATTAACACCTTGAATGTTAATGTTTACTACTTGATTTGAAATTTGTTGTGGTAAATTAAAATCGTAGCTTTGTAATTTTCCTTGTTTAAAATAAAAGAAAAAACCTGTGTTTGGACTACCGTAACCTAATTTGTCATTGCGATATAACATATTAAATCTGCCAGTTGGTGCCGGCGGCAATTCATATACATAATCTTCATTCACGCTGGTAACACTACACAATTCAAAATTCATATTCATTGTATCAACTGTAGAGGTGAACGGTATAACAGGTAAACTGTTTGGTGGAATTTCTATAGCGTATTCACTAGTCAATACACCTAATAATTCTGCTATGTTTCCCGGACGTCCAATTTTTTGACTATTGATTAATGTGGCATTAACAATTGTATTAAACTGTTCTAACCAGCTAATATTAGCCGGATCGTTCCAAACAATTGTTTGATTACCCAAATTAATACCATTAATGTCAGTTAATTGTTCTGTTGTTCTTATACTGGTAACTTTGATAAATCCCTGACCAGTAATGTTTCGTTTTGGGTTGTAGCTGACTAAGTTGGCTAATTTGATAACACTGTCTCTACGTTCAGCAGTGTCAATAAAGTTTTCACGGGTGTTTAAATCATTACGGAAAGCAATACCCTGTCCCATAAATGCAATAACATCCATCAACGCAATAAATTCGCTAGATTCGATGTAATCGTTAAAGGTTTCTGGGTAGTATGCTCGCAGATAGTCAATGAAACTCTTACGTAAAGTCTCATAATCGTAACTTCTGAAGTCAGCCTCACGGAAGGTTTGGTATATTGCCTTCCAATCGTTGACACCGAATATTGATGATTGTCTTGAACTTGTAGCCATAGTTTTTCTCTTTTAAGTATTTATCTTAACTGAAAACCATGGTTTTTTAGGATCTGATTGTTGCTTGATTAGTTTGGTTATTAAAAAATACATTCAATAAAGTAGCTTGATTAAAGGGCGCTACTGCTATTTCTACTTCAAGTAGTATACCATTGTCTTGCACAAACGATTTTACTTTATTAAGAATAAGCCTAGGATCATTTTTTGCTATTTTTCTAATTTCGTTTTCTATATTAAACTGAGTATTTGTATTATTAGGTTCAAATATATAAGACCAAATAGTTGTTCCATAGTCAGGATTACCTACTTTTTGTCCTTTAGGTATATTTAGTGCATTTATAAAATCTTGTATAACTAATGGGGCATCTACTAATCTAAACTTTTTACCAAGAATAATAGGCTGCACAATTCCACCTACGCCACCGTCTACTCCTGGTAATGCTGTGGTAGTTTTAGGTTTGTTAGCATTTATAGTTGAAAAACCGTTATATGTTGACATACTGTATTTATGCAAAAAATTTGTTGAGTACTGCGCTAGCTATATCTTTTAATTTAAGTTTTTCATCCCAAACATTTCTTAGTACAGCCAATTGCGGGTCTCCTGCAGGTAATGATTGTGATGCTTTTTCATATGCTAATCGAGCTTCACGAGCAGCATCAACCGCTTTGCCCAATGCTATTGCTGCAACGCTTTGTGCGGTTGATTTAGCTAGTATTTCTGATACATTAGTTGTTGCAGCAGTTTCACCCGTTGTTGCAGGATTACCTGAAAAGTTTGGAATTGGTATTTTTGAATTACCAAACACTGATCCTACCAATGATGTTAAACTAGCACGATTAATAGTGTTTATTGCAACTGTTGCTAATTTATTGGGGACAGAACCTCCTGAACTCAGTGAACTAATAGCAGAATTTAGTGCGGCTGCAGCTCCTGCTTGTAGTCCAGCAGAGGCAATTGCTGTTAACGTATTTCCCGGAGATCTTAATTGTGCTAATAACCCAACTGCGATATTTCCCAGTGGCTGTCCTGAAATGACTGATGCAGTAATTTGTCTTATTGCCGAAGATGACTGTGCAGTACCGGGAATAGTATTCAATGCAGCTAACGAATTATTAACTATAGTTGATACTGCTTTTTGTGCACCGGGTAATGCCCCTAAACCAGTAGATATTGAATTTGGTAATATTGAAATAGCGCCGCCGGCACCTACCCCAGCAGTCGTTTCATTTCCGGTGTTCTGTGCAAACCTAAAAGCATTAAGTGCGATCTGTTTTAAGTTTTGAGGAACTCCGGGCAATAAATTAGGGAACGAGTTAATTATTGCAGCAAACGCTGACCCAGCAATTCCTTTAGCAGTGTTTAACAAACTTCCACCACCTTGACTAGCTGATAATCCATTTAATGAGCTAGCGATTGAATTCAACCCACCGGTCAGAGTAGATGCCATATTGGCAGCAAAATTACCCGAAGTCAATGATGATTGAGCGGATGCAAATAATTGATTGACAATTCCACCAACCGGACCACTAACATTACCAGAGATTAGCCCGCTCAATCTACCTGCTGATTGTCTGACTGCATTTATTGTGGCATTCAATCCAGCTGTTGCTACTGCTGAAACTATACCCGCAAGTTGACCAGAAGATTCTGACCCTGTAATTAACCCAGCCTGTGTTGCTTTATTCTGTGCAACTTGAAAGCCACCGGAAACCTGTGCTTGTATTTGAGCCACTGGATTATTCAGATAACTAGACAAGTTAGTTGCTCCGGGTTGTCCTGTCCAAGCACTAGGGGGTAGCACTTGTTGAATGGTCATACCTTTTTGTAAATTAGATGCAGCCAAGGCTGCAAAACCAGGTTTAATAACTCCGGAATCTTGTAATGTTTGGAAAGACTGCGCCATAGATCCAATTGCTTCTGTGTTTATACCATTTTGTCTTACTACCCCTGCTCCTGTTGCAATTGCTGCCTGAATTTCAGGATTAGATTGTGCTCTAGTAGACATATCTGCTACCATTGCATTAGTTGCATTGGTGTCTATGCTATCACTGATTGGATTTGTTATTGGAACCGTGCTTGAAACAGAAGGAGATACTGGTGTTGATGGAGGTGTTGACGAGGTTGTGTTGTTTGATTCTGCAATGGCTGGATTTGGTGTTGATGGGAATTTTGCATCTGCGTCATTATTTACTTTAACATCAACTCCTTGATTTGCGCCGGCCCATGGCGCATGTGCTGGTGCTCTGCTTACAATACTTAATAATGATGCCGGTGCTGCTGCCCAACCCTTTACCTTATCAAACAATGTATCGGTATGTAATACAGTAGTGAATGGTTTTACATCACTCGGAGTCAATGCTGATTCACCTGTATTTAAATTAATTTTACTACCATTAATGTATGTAGTAGCAGAACTTGCTAAACTTGCTTCGCCGGCTGATTTAAAACTCATCTTACCATTAGTTTTGGCAGTGTAGTTTCCTTGAACTTGTGTAGAATAATTAGTTCCAACTCTCATGTCAGTCTTTTTAGCAGACTGAATGTTGACATTTTCACCATACATATTCAAATCTTTTTTAGCATTGATGTTGATGTTATTATCAGCGTGTAGGTTTAAATCACCCTGTGTTCTTATGTTAACCGAATTAGTAGCGTACATATCAATAGTACCTTCTTTACCCAACTCAATATAACTTTGTCCGTTAGCATGGATGATGAACAACGTTTGCCCATCATCACTCATTAGTATTTGATGCCCTAAGCTTGTACGCAATCTTATTAATTGGTCTCTTCCAATTAAATCGCCATCATCCATTACAATAGAATGACCAACTCTACGTGATATAACTTTCAATCCTGCAACATTGGTACCGGTGTCGGCTGCTGCGGCAATAGTTTCGTCAGTTAAACCACCGTCGTAGATAGGTCGACCGGGTGTGTTTACACCCCAACCAACTCTACTCGGACTCTCCCGTTGTGCGCTTGTACCTATAGTACCTCTGATAGTATCACGAACCAATCCCTGCTGTGCAAGTACACCGGCTACATAACTATGTACTGGTTTAGGTTCACTATAAAATGTAGGTGATTTATCTATCTCAGTGTTATTAGTGTTAATATTAGACACAGGCAATCGTGTAGCCCCGCCGTAACTTTTTGCCTCATTTTCATTTGTGACAACTGTTTCTGCTGAACCAATAGCAGGAACCATATACAATGATTCTGGTTCGGGTACACAACCTATCCAATATCCATAGTCAGGATCACCGTTAATAAAAATACATATAACAGTACTGCCTATATCAGGTGGTGCATTCCACATACCATAACTACTTGGGTTTTGTAAATATGTTCCGTAATTATCTTTAGCACCTTGAGCAATGGTTGTACCATAGAATGGACTCATGTAATTAACAGTTGTCCATGAAGTTGAATCATTGGGATCTCTTCCGCTTTTATCAGCAATGTAAACACGAATTCTACCGCATCTGATGGTATCAATTGTATCTTTGACTACACCTAGTACTGGCACCGATCGTAGTGCGGCTCCGCCGGCGTCTGGTCTAGATGCTTTAGTAGGACCTTTGGGTTTAAAAAGACTATGTGGCATATTAAATTTCTAGTTATGGGTTAGGTGGTGTTTCTCTTCCACCTTGATCGATTAAGTTTGCTTTACCTGCTTGTGTTAATCCAGTATTAGCTACATTTTCTCCGCTAGATACTATTAAGTTAGTTGCATTATTAGTAGGTACTGCTGATTTTTCTTGAGTGCTTACTGGAATTACAGGTGGTGCAGGTGGGCTATATTGATTTGAATTAGTAACTGCCTTGTCCGGTGTAAATCCACTATTAGTTGATGTTGATGCACCTGATGATGGTGTAGATAATACAGACTGGTTGAGCCCTGTGTTTCCTCTCCCTTGAGCAGTGGCTTCAGTTTGATTTGCTGAATTTTGAGAAGCAGACTCTGCATTATCATCGGCTGCTCTAGGAAATGTCATTATCGTACACAATAGTTGTTGTGAAAATTTTCCCTTTGAGAATGAAGAATTAACTTGTTTTACCTGATAACAGACACCGTCAATATTATCGGGAACTGCATAACCAAAATCATAAAACAAAATACTTTCATTGACTTTTAACAATCCAGTTTGATTATCATAATCAACACCTTCATTAAAGTTAACTTCAATGAATATTTGGCCGCCATTTGGATTTATTGTGTAGTTTTCATTGCTATAAGATTGATTATAAGGCTCATTGACACTAGGAGCTGCTTCTGTCATCAAGTAGTCAGGGTCACCTAATATGTCAATTTTTACATCTGTATATGCTGCTGGATCATATAAACTTGTCATGTAAGTGTTTTGCGATTCATTACCATCACCTATTTTTCCAGTCTTATCTTGACCTGTACGTTTGTTATCGTAATTTGGTACTGTAGCATTTCCTTGATTTGATGCTGGATTACCGTCTGGTGGGTTGCCTGTTAGAAAATAAGTTAAATCAAATGATTGAGAATATCCTGTAATTTCAGTATTCTTTCCAGTAAACCAATAATCGTACCTTTTATACGGGCCTGTATATTTTGAAACTTTTCCGTAAGGTGTTGTTGCAGCCGGAGTATCATATGGTTGTATAACATAAGTTATTTCGTATGCATAATCATTTATTGAACCATCCCAACCTTTAACTTTAACTTCAGGTGTTACATTGTACCAACGTAATGTATTTGATGTTGCACCAGGTGTAACAGTTGATTCTGGACTACTAGTCTCGGTTGACGGAGATTCTACGCTATTGTTTACTAATCTTAAAGCATCTTCTAAATAAGAACTTTTTTTTACTATGTTATTAATTGCTTGTAATGTGCTAGTACCTTGTTCAATTGTAATTTTTCGTATAATTGGATCTGATATAGCTTTTACTGCGGTATGATCGTTAACTTGAGATTGCTTGCTAGCTGAATTCATACTTTGTTTTTTCTTGTCCGCATCGGCCGGACTATTAAAAGTAGCAGTACGAAATAATGCTGTGTCTCCAATATAACGAACTTTATACTCGTTTGGTATACCCGGATTTCCGTCTTTGTCTTTTCTTGCCTTTGCAGCCTTTTCTTCATTGACATTCAGTGTACCAAACAGGCTCACCATGCCTCTGTTGCCGGTACCACCCTCACTGGACAATGCATTTTTTACTGTGTCAGCTATTATTTCAATGTTATTGTCCACTGTGCCTCTAGCAATGGTCATAGCAACTTGAGTAGGTGCTATTTTAGCTTTTATATGATATGTTGTGGCAGTACCATTTAATTTAAATTTGAGTTCGGTTAACATAATTGGGTACAATGTTTCAAATACCCCATCACTGTTTATAATTTCAGTACTATTGTTAAAATATTTACTAGAGTCAGCTATGTTACCATCTTTATCATAACCTTGAAATCTAATTCCTAAAACAAAAAATTGTCTAAGAGAATTATAATTTGTCCCCCCTTTTTTGTTTATTTCACTGTCAGGGATCATATGTTGATATGCCCGTCTAAGTTTAGTTGGTAATGAAAATCCATATGGTTCATGTATATCAAATGAAATGTCTGTAACATTAGATGTGGTTGCAGTCATAGTAGTTGCTACTTGAGAAATTAATTTTAAATTATCTATATAATAATCTAAATCAAATCCATTAGCTCTTTTGATTGGGCCATCGTTGTTTATACCACCACTTTGAGCAAGAAGAAAAACTCCACTAGTACCGCCGGCAGTTTTTAATTCGTTTATGTCTTTTCTTCCACCTTCTACATATGCATTAAATGCTTCAGGTGAGATCATGTACCAACTAAGCTGATATGCGTATGATGAAAACTGAGCAAGTGGATTAGTTGGTCTTGCTCCGGGTAGTGAGGTAGACCCTGCGGAATTAGTGTTGACATTATCGGCTGTGTTGTTTGTCGCGTTTTGTGTACCACTAGTGCCTTGGGTAGTAGTGGTAGTGGGACCGGATGCATTATTGCCGGAGCCGGCTTGAGTAGTAGACCCTCCTCCGGTTTGATCTCCGCCGGCTGAAGTTCCACCTAAATTATTATCAGGTGTAGATGATATTACATTACCTAACGCATCATAAATGATTGGCATTTATACTCCCAATGATTGTGTTAATGTACTATTCAACGGTATATAGATACCAGTACCTGTGACAAAATCAAACAATGGATCTAATAATGTATTTGGGTTTCTATTTGCAAAAACCCACCATAGTCTTGAATTACCATATAAGTCATATGCCAATAAATCAGGACGTAGATTGTAGATAGAAGTAATTTCCCAATATTTGTCGTCTGGTAATTTAGGTATTGGTCTATTCACCATGATATCTAAGAAGCTTTGATTGACAACTCCTGTATTATTATAGGGGCTAGATTGCGGATATAAAATATTATTTGACATTACCAGATACCTCCACTATTGTTTATACTTCCTCTTAGTAGTCCACCAGTTGCATAATCTCTTAAACTAAAGTTATTACTGATATCATCACGTGATACAATTGGTGTAGCAGTAATAGATATACTTACTTTTGTAGGCACATATGTTGCATCACTATTAATTAACACATTTGGGGTTGAGAAGTTAGGGGGTTGAGATATTAACCCTGATTGACTCAATCTACTAAGTCTTAATGTACTATTTACTACAGGGGCTTGTTGCCCTACATTTTGTCCAGGATTATTAGTTTGACTACCGGCGCGAATATAATCTACATCAGTTGGTGTGTTATAAGTAAAATTAGTTATTACCATTGGGTGATTATCAAATTGATATGCACCAAATCCTGTCAGATAGCATAATGGTGGGGGAACGCCGTTCTTTGGATTTTCATCTTGACCATAAAACATTTTAGTAACGCTTCGGAAAAAATGAATAACTGCTAACAAATAATCTGCTTCATTTGAATCTTGTGCTGTAAAATCACCTGTTATAGTTACAGAATCAACACTACTACCTTTATACTGATAAACTTTGTAGTTACTATGGACTAACTCACTAGAATCATACCCTGCAACATATGATACTGATATGTTTGGTGTGTAGGGGAAAATTACCCCATCGGTTTCTATTAATGGTCCAAGTATACCTGCATTTGCTCTGTCAGCTACTCTGTATAAATAATTTGCACCTGGTGCCAAACTTATTCTAACACGCCAGTCTTTTGCTTGTTGAAAATTTTGAGTGTCTTGATATGTAGCTGTTGATCGTGCTGAATCCAATTGTATGCCAATGGCATTACCCGACGGGTTGACGTTTTCAATTACTGATGTGGGTACTCCCAATCCAATTGCTCCGTTATTAACATCAATTGTAGGGTCTATTGGTTGTGTTGCCATAATATGTTGTTATCCTTACTTATATTTAGCTAAATAAAAAAGAGCTGTTTTTACCCTATATCTCAAAAAATAGTTGCTATTCTGCAACAGTCATGCTATAATCAATCAACATAATAACGGAGAACTATGTCCCTACCATCAAGAAAACCTGTCAATTACCTAAATAATAAAGACATTCTAAAAGAAATTCACGAAAGCAAAACTACTTATTGTCACTTTTCACAACCGGAATATCATCGCTACGACTTTATAGTAGACATGCCTCAAGCCCCAATCAACGAGAGTTTAGAATATGCTTTTAGTCCAGAATCCATTCAGCAAGCAAAAGAAACCAGAGCATTGCGTCTTAGTTTAGAGCAGGGCTCTAAAGATGCAGTTAGCCCAGACTCTATATTAGTTACAGATTTAATTTTTCGTGTAATGAATTGGGATCATGTACCGGTAGCGCCAAAACAACCCCGCAAGACAGTTAAAAAGAAAACAGCAAAAGATATCTTTGAATTTGAAGAACCTGACCCAGATGAAATCTTTGCCGACTTAGAAGATAAAACAACCAAAGCAGAGATTGATGACATGGTTCATGTCAAGGTTAATTTTCCCCCATTTCAGCATTACAAAATTGATAGTAACAATACATTCTATTGCGTAGGTAAAAGTCATTGGAGAGGTGATCTAGAAAACGGTGAGTTTAGTAAAGATCATGGTCAGGTCACAAACAAACTAGCCCGTATGTATATTATGATGTGTGAAAAATATGCCATGAAATATAATTGGCGTGGATACACATACAATGATGAAATGCGTAACAGTGCTATCTTACAACTTACATATGTTGGGTTAAGGTTCAATGAGGCAAAGAGTGCTAATCCATTTGCCTACTATACAGCAGCTATCACTAATAGTTTCTGTCGTGTACTAAACACAGAAAAGCGCAATCAAAACATTAGAGATGATATCTTAGAAATCAACGGACTAAACCCAAGTTGGAGCCGTCAAGGCTCTGGTGGAGTGTCAGTCACATACGAAGAATAATTTTGCAATGTGCTTTTTACCATTAAATCTTAAAAAGTTTGATGTAATTAATCCATCTTGGGTTAGACCAACAGATGTAGTTAAATGGAGAGGTAGTGATTATCTTACTGAGATATTTACTCCCGCTTTTGTAGACAAATTGTCAACCATTTCAGAAATTTTGGGAGTGATGATTTTTAATAAAATTAATCATCTAAACCATAATTTTGCACACGTTGATGTTGCATTAATTAATGAGGAACTGGTATATATTCATTATGGGTTGAATATTGTATTTGATGATAGTACTGACGTTCCTAGTACAATGCGATGGTATACTCGTAGATTGCCGTGGCTAGAAAAAAAAATTCTACTTAGTGCAGGGAATACCCCATATATGAATTTTACTATGGCAGAACTATCATTAGAAGCTGAACATTCAATTAATGATTTCGTGACATTAGTTAGAACTGATATACCACATTCCATTTCTTCCGGTAACGGTCGTAGGACATGCATAAGTGTGCGATTTAAAAATAACTATGATTGGGATACCGCTACTAATCTTTTTAATAAAACATTTAACCAATAATATTGCTTTTATCAAATAACATCTATATAATAAGCACATGAGTAACCTATTCAAAAAAGCCGCTGTGTTCACTGATATTCATTTTGGATTGAAGTCAAACAGCTTACAACACAATCAAGACTGTGCCGATTTCGTAGATTGGTTTATTGCTAAAGCAAAGAGTGAAGGTTGTGAAACCTGTTTCTTCTTGGGCGATTACAATCACCATCGTGCAAGTATTAACATTCATACATTACAATTTGGGCTACAGGCCTTGGAGAAACTAAGTGCTAACTTTGATACTGTATATTTTATCCCAGGCAACCACGATCTTTATTATCGTGACCGCAGGGACATTCATAGTGTTGAGTGGGCTAAACATTTACCAAACGTTAAAATCATCAATAACTTCTTTAGCAAAGGAGATGTAGTCATTGCCCCTTGGCTTGTACAAGATGATTACAAGAAACTACAAAAGATGAGTGGCAAATATATGTTTGGTCATTTTGAATTACCTTATTTTCACATGAACGCTATGGTAGAAATGCCCGATCACGGTGAGATTAATGAAAATCAATTGAGTGGTTTTGAAAAAGTATTCAGTGGTCACTTTCACAAACGCCAAGCACGAAAGAACATCTGGTACATCGGTAATGCTTTCCCACATAACTATGCTGATGCAGGTGATGATGCGCGTGGCATGATGATATTAGAATGGGGAACTGAACCTGTGTTTCATACATGGCCACGACAACCTGTGTTTCGTGTTCATAGATTAAGTGATATATTAGAAAACCCTGAGGGCTTGCTATTGATTGACTCATATGTTAGAGTACATCTTGATATTGAAATCTCATATGAGGAAGCAAACTTCTTACGTGAGACATGGATACCAGAACATAAACTAAGAGAGATGGCATTGATACCAATGAAATTAGAAACAAATGAAAATGGTCAAACAGCAGATGGGTTAAAGTTTGAAAGTGTAGACCAAATCATCATTGACCAAATTAACAGTATTGAATCAAATAATTTTGATAAGAAGATTCTTTTGGACATTTATAATAACCTATGATTACCCTCCAAGACATAACATTACGCAATTTTTTAAGTATCGGCGCAGTAACACAAGCAGTAGACTTTGACAAGAAAGACTTAACACTGATTCTAGGTGAGAACCTAGACTTAGGTGGTGATGGTGCTAGAAATGGTACAGGTAAGACTACATTAATTCAAGGACTATCCTATGCATTGTTTGGTACACCCATTAACAATATTCGTAAAGATAATTTAGTTAATCGTACAAATGGTAAGGGTATGCTGGTTACATTGACATTCAATGTCAATGGTACTAACTATAAGATTGAGCGTGGCCGTAAGCCAAACATTCTCAAGTTCTACGTTAATGATGTTCAGTCAAAAACTACTGAGGATCAACAAGGTGAGAACAAAGAAACTCAATTAGCAATTGAAAAAGTTATTAACATGTCAGCAGACATGTTCCGGCACATCGTTGTACTAAACACATATAGTGAACCATTCTTAGCATTAAAGAATAATGAACAGAAAGATATCATTGAACAATTGATGGGTATTACGTTGTTAAGCGAGAAGGCTGAAATCATCAAAGAGATGATTCGCCGTAGCAAAGATGATATTCAAAGTGAAGAATTTAGAGTTAAAGCTATTGAAGAAGCTAACAAACGTGTTAAAGAACAAATTGATGCATTGAAGCGTAGACAAACATTGTGGTTGAGAAAACACGATGATGATTTGACTAGTTTGGCACTTCAATACGATGAACTAAGCAAGATTGATATTGCCAAAGAATTGCAAGCACATAAAGATTTGAATATTTGGATTAAGCAGAAAGAAGCACAAGATGCATACGATGCATTAATTGCACGTTCTACTGCTTGGCATCAAAAGCATAACAGTGATGTTTCAGTGGCACATACTGCCTATTTGTTGAAAAATGAGTATGACATTGATGCTGAATTACAAGCATGGTCTAACTTAAAAGATTGGCTACACGATGATGCTGAACAAAAATCTATAGCAACCATAATTGATACCCTAAATAAAAGTATCACAAAAGAAAAAAAATTAATTGATAAATTGGTTCGGGAAGTTAAAGAACTTGAAGATCATAAGTGCTATGCGTGTGGACAAGACTTCCATGATGACAAGCACTTAGAAGTTACATTAGAAAAGACTACCCTACTTGAAAATGCCCGTGCTGAGTTAGCTGATCTTGAAAATAAATTGTCAAGCAATCAGTCATTGGTTACTAGCTTGGGTTCCAAACCTATCCCAAAGTATAAAACAGAAGCAGAAGCTATTCGTCACAGCGGCGATGTAGCTAACTTAAAGAAAGTATATGAAGACAAGAAACAAGAGTCCAATCCTTTCAGTGAACAACTAAATGAGATTACTCCTGTTGTTTTAGGAACTCAGCCTGTTACTCATTATGACACAGAAGCAGAAGCGGTAAAACATTCAAGTGGAGTTGATAACATACTGAATCAAATTGATAACAAATCACAAGAGACCGATCCATATAGTGAACAAGTGATTGAAATGGAGACACAGGCTCTACAAGCAATTGACTTTGATGCTATTAACAGATTGACTAGAACAATGGAACATCAGAAGTTCTTGTTAGATTTGTTAACTAGCAAAGATAGTTTTGTTCGTAAGAAGATTATTGACCAGAACTTGAGTTATCTAAACGCACGATTAACTCACTACCTAGATAAGATTGGTTTACCACATCAGGTTATCTTTAAGAATGACTTGCAAGTTGAAATTACAGAGTTGGGTCGTGAACTTGATTTTGATAACCTTTCGAGGGGAGAACGTAACAGACTGATTCTTGGACTAAGTTTTGCTTTCCGTGATGTATGGGAATCATTGTATAGTCCAATCAACACTTTGTTCATTGACGAATTAATTGACAGTGGTCTTGACACTATGGGTGTTGAGAACAGTCTAGCAATTCTCAAAGACATGAGCCGTCGTAGACAGAAATCTATTTGGCTTGTTTCACATCGTGAAGAACTAGCTGGTCGTGTACCGAGCGTCCTTAAGGTAATTAAAGAAAACGGTTTTACGCAATACAACACTGCGGTAGATATAGAATAAATCTGTCTAAAATATACAAATTATGATAAATAATTGTGTATATTTTACAAAGGATATTATGATGTGGTACGTTTATATTTTACATGACCCGAGAAACAATACACCATTCTACGTAGGTAAGGGTGCCAAGCGAAGGTTAAAAGTGACTATGAAGGGTGGCAACCCACTAAAAAATAAATTTATCAAAGAGATTAAACTTGCAGGAATGTCCCCCGTGATTGCGGTAGATAGTGAGCATGAAACCGAAGATTCAGCTTTATTGCGTGAAAAAATATTGATAGAGCAATATGGAAGAATCATTAAAGGAACAGGAACACTTACTAATTATGCTGACGGCGGTGAGCAAGGAAATACCGGATATAGTCATACAGAAAAAACAAAACATCTATGGTCTACGCAACGAAGGGGTGTTATCCAGACAGAAACCCATATAGAAACCAGAAGGGCTCAACTTGTCGGGAAGAAACGATCAGATGAATCTAAGCGTAAATACACCTTAGCTAGTATACGTAGAACCAATGTTGACTTAAAAGTAAAAATTATAGAAGAACTAGAACAAGTTTCATATACACATGGATTGTATGTTACATTATCAAAAAAGTTTGGTTGCGATCAGGAACTGATAAGTAGAATACACAAAGATATTAATTTATACAAAGAGGCATTGAATGAGTGGATCAAAAAGTAAAAATAAAGGTAACGCATTTGAACGTGAGGTTGCTAACTTTTTATCTAAAACTTATAATGAATCTTTTGTTAGGGCTGCACACAGCGGTGCATTTATCGGTGGAACAAACAATCACCGAAAAGAATATCTAAGTGAGAATCAAGTTAAATCATTTAAAGGTGATATCATTCCACCTGATGATTGGAAGCATTTCAATGCTGAAGCGAAAAGCTACGCTGACTTTCCTTTTCATCTATTACTTACCGGTGATTGTAAAGTAATAGATGCTTGGATAGACCAACTCATGGATGTAGCTGACGAAGGCGATATTAATCTTTTGTTTATGAAGTTTAATCGTAAGGGTCGCTATGTTGCTGGTCAAAGCAAACTAACATGGGTTAGTGATAACTTCATATACTACACATCAAAAAAACAAGGGGACTGGACAATTTTCGAGTTTGACAGTTTCTTCAATCACAACACCGATATATTAAAAACATATTCAACATCAACAGACACCAAGTCAAACATACAATTTATCAACACGTTTGATAGCACCCCATTACAATAATTTAAAATAAAAATTTGTTGTCTCCGTTGGGAGACCTCTTTGAGTTTGTACAGATTGTGCTGTGCTGACGGATCTAGAGTAAGCATATGTAGTGATACATATGGAATACCGAGAGGGCAATCGGCAAAGCGAACCCTCAACAAGTCTATGATGACTTCATTTTTGAATCATAGAATGTGCGTTGCGTAGGCGTCAATTGAAATAAATTGATAGACCTGACTACAGCTCCATAAACTTTACAGAGCAACCGGTAGCGTTTAGTGTCTCAAATAGGCAATTAAACGGGAGAAAAATGACAACGGATGACGGTCATGGCAAATGTCCTTAACCATTGGTAGTGCTGATTAGCACTACCATGGCTTCTAATCGGCAATATACTCTTTAACTACTTACTGTAAAAAAGAATTATAGACCGTCAAATATAAGAACGAACGAAGTGAAGTTCTTAGATGAACGAAGTTCATCTTTTAGTGAGAAGTAAAGAAACCCGTAAATTAGATAAATGAATTACTATGGTTAGAAGAATGGTAATCCCGACTTTTTAGTTGTATCCAAATTTTCTTCAATCAATTCAGACATAGCTGTTCTTTCCATATCTGACATATTAAGTATATCCTCATAGGTTGCTCCTCCACGCATAAACCATGATAGCTTCAATGCAGATTTCTTTATGTCATTAGACTCTTGCTCCATGTTTTCAATTAATTGGCTCACACCCTTGGAGTCTAGGGTGAGAAGCCTTAATCGAAAAAATCAGTTGCATTTAACACTAATGTTTGGTCATATTCATTAGCGCAATTTACGCATTTAATACGTAATGGTTTAATTTCGCTTGATTCTCGTAAATCAATGGTAGATTTTCTTAGTGCATCAAATGTCTGTTTATCACAGTTTTTTAAGAAATCCAAAATATATTCTTTTTCAACTACAAAGGCTGACGGGCTTGTAACATGCTCTATTGATTCAGCTACAAAACTCATACTCAATTCAGTTAATTTTGTCATAGATTCTGTTGTCTTAGCTTGTCTAATTACATCATCATCTATATTTTCTAGACCATTCATCACCGCTTGTATTTCAAATTGTGAACTATTAACTTGATTAATTTGTTTATATGACAATGGTTTAAACTTGAATTTCAATTCATTGATAGTAATTTCTTCATCATAGTTACCTGATTTAAGTGAAGTCAGTAATCCCGTAAGGTTAATGCCGTATTTTCCTTCTTCCTCACATGATGGACATGTGCTGTTGATATCCAAACTATTACCGTTGGTTGCTGCTCTGATGGCTACTAGTATAGGGTCCAAATCAATCTGTGGGATTTCCCATGGATTTTTAATGTTAGGAACACAGCTTCTGATAATTTCAACTATTGCCGAGCCATTAAACAGCATATCCGGTGTTTTACTAGTAATCTCGTCAATCGCTGTCATGGGATAGATAGGCAGTTCTTTGTTATCCGGTAGGTCAATTGACCCCTCTGAATAAAATTTACCTTCACTGGGAAGTTTCATGTATATTGCGGGTCTGCGAAAGTATTGTTTTAGCGGGTTTGTCATGTTTGTAATCTCCAAAATTAGTATTTTTTCAAATCATAAATACTATTGAATTATTTAGTGGTTAAAATATGGACGAAAAAGAAATTGAACAAGAAAAGCTGAGACTCCTTAATGAAGCCCTTACTGCTCTTATTGGCAACATACAGCTTACTGATCAAGCAGTAGAGAAGTTAGGTAAAAGACTAGGGGTTGACAAGTTAAAGGCACAAGCTGAGGAAGCAGCAAAAGCTGCGGCTGCGGCAGCCGCAGCCTCGGACGCAAATACGGCTGCTGTTGGTGCTAATACCTCTGCCACTAGAAAACAAACCGAAGAAGAAAAAAATAGAGCCAAAGATCAAACCGAACTATTTGAAAGAGAAAAGAAAAATAGAAACATTGCTATCGATGAAAACGGCAAAGTAATTAGCACCATTGTTGAGCTAACTAAACAACAGAAAGAATTTCTACAGCAAGGTGATAGATTAAATGCGGAAAGAAGAACACAAGCAGCTATAGAAAATGCAGCATCAAATGCAAAAATAGAAAAAGAAAACGCTGTTAGTAGTAAGCAAGTATCAAATGCTAACATAGCAGCCAAACTTCAAATAGGGTCTGCTAAAGATATTGCAAATTTATCTGCTGAATTTGAAAAATCCGGTGGTGCTTTTGGTTCGGTAACTAATGGACTATCAGAATTGGTTGGAGGCTCTGCTAGATTAAATGTTGGTTTTGCGGCAGCTCAAGCAGTATTTGGGGGATTATCGGCTGCTACTATGCAACTAACCAAATCTATCTATGCAGGTGAGCGAGGTGCAATGGTAGGGGCAAAAGCTGTAACTAAATTTGCCGATGGTTTAAACAGTGCAATAAACTTTATAAGTGCCGCATTATGGTTTATTCCAGGATTGGGACTAGCAGCTAAAATAGGTGCTAGAGCACTTTCTGTAGGATTACAAGCTGTTGGATATGGGGTTAAAAAGGCAGCTGAATTTAATGAAGTTGCTGCCGAACAAACAGACAGACTATTCAAATCTTTCAATGAATTAAGTAAGTCCGGTCTATCTACTGCTAGAGGAATGGATGGAGTGTTTGATACACTTCAAACATTGGGAATGGCAGCATCAGAGATAGAAAAATTCAATGCGTTATTAAAAAGTAATTCAAAAGATTTAAAACTTTTTGGCACTACGACCGCAGAAGGTGCTAGACAATTTGCCGAAGTAGCTGGTAAATTATATAAAAGTGATCTTGGTGCAAAATTAGAATTATTAGGTGTAACTGCTGATGAACAACGTGAGCATACACTAAAATATATGTCTATGCAAACTCGCATGGGACTGGATCTTAATAAAACTCAAGCCGAGCAAATTAGAGGTGCTAAAGAATACATTGAACAATTAGATAGATTGTCACAGTTAACCGGAGCTACTAAAAAAGAACAAGAAGAAGCACGTGAAGCAGTAATGAAAATAGACCAGCTACGAGCAGCAATGCTTATGGCTGAAGATAGAGGTGACACTCAAGAATCTGAACGATTAAAAATGGTTATGGCACTGGCTTCCCGTGAACAAGAGTTGGGGAATAGTAGAGGTGTAAAAGGTATAGTTGACGTAGGTGTAAACAAAGGTGGATTTACTACACAAGAAGGCGCAATTGCAAGTCAGCAATACAGAAAAGGATTTGATTTAATACGTGAAGGCAATAGAAACGTTGAAGATATACTAGATGCTGCAAACAAAAGTTCAAAAGATCAGGCACGCCGTGTTGCTCCTTTAGCTAAAATAAGTGGTGACACTAGTGGATTATTCTTGGGTGGAATAGGCTCTACCGTAGATGAAAGTAAGAGATTTGAGCAAGCACGAAAGTTACAAGAAAAGAATCCTGGAATGAGTATTTCAGATGCATTAAAGAAACTACAACAAGAAAAAGAAAACAATCCAGATCAAAGTACTAAAAACATGGTTGATGCAGGCAGATCGCAACAAGCGGCTGCTATGACAATGGATAGTGTAGTTAAGTCATTTAATTATTCAGCAGAATTAAATAAATTTGCATCCACAACGTTTGAAAACGCAGTTAAAGTATTTGGAGACACTGTAGGTGCAAAGGGACCGGTTGGCGGAACTCCTGGAAAGAACACCGGCGGCGGATCACTTTTAACAGGTGGTGCAAGTGACGGTAGCTGGTGGAAACGTTTAACATCTAAAGAACCACCTTGGAAATCTAGCCCCGGTAATAGTAACAAATCTAATGGTTCAGGTAGTATGCCTAGCACCGATGTTTCTGCAAATAACAATTATGGGCCCAATGGAAATTGGGCTAATCCTCGAGGTGATACTCATTGGTGGGAGTATCTATTCCCATCAACTTATAAAAATAAAGCAGGTTCTCCGGGTAGTGCGTCTCCGGGTAGTTCGGGCCATGCCAGTGGAACACTATCAGATCAGAGTATGGAATTCACCGGTGATTTAATCATTAAAGGTGACTTAAAAATTGAAGGCAAAGCGCCCGGCGGTTCAGGCTCAGGAGGTTCAGGCCCAGGAGGTTCAGGCCCAGGAGGTAGTACCGGTAAAGCAACAGCTCCTTCAGGTGTAAGTCCATTAGAAAAAGCAAAAAAAGCAGATACCGAAGCATTGAATAAACAACAGGCTGCGATGGATGCTAATAAAAAAATACAAGCTGATCCAACTGCAACAAAAGCACAAAAAGAATCTGCACAAAAATCTGAAGATGACGCTAACAAAGAATCAATGAAGGCAATGGCGTCTAAAAGAGAAGCCTTCTTAAAAGAACAAAATGATTTACGTGAAATAAACAAGAAACAACGCAGTATTGGTAAAGAAGTCTACAAGACTATGGAAGATGCGCGGAAGGCAGGAGCCGCACCTCCTATAGACGAAAGTTCAACAGGAAAAGCTAAGGATGCATCTACACTCGGGGCTTCTAAAAAAACAACATATGGTCGTGAACAACAGAGTAATCTTCCAGTAAATGCAAGTGATGTTGACAAAGCAATGGCTACGATTCGTAAGCGTGAATCTGGTAATAATTATAATGCAAAGGCTAAAGGGTCATCTGCTAGCGGAGCCTATCAATTTATTGACAGTACATGGGCACAACAAGCTAAAGCTGCAGGAATAGGCACTGAATATAAACATGCTAGGGATGCACCAAAAGAAGTGCAAGATGCAGTTGCAAAACACTATGTAGAAGATTTACTAAGACAATCTAAGGGTGATGTCAGTAAAATTCCTAATGCTTGGTATACGGGTAATCTTCAAGGTAAGATAAGCAAAGAAGCTTTGGCAGTAAATAAAGGATTAACACCAGAGAGATATCAAGCTGGTTGGATGAGGGATTATAACAAAATAGACCGAGAAAATCAAATGGCTAGCGCTGCCGCAGACAAAGCAACTAACGTAGCAAGCGCAGAACCTGTAAGCAAAGACAAAGCCAAAGCAACTAACGTAGCAAGCGCAGAACCTGTAAGCAAAGACAAAGCCAAAGCAACTAACGTAGCAAGCGCAGAACCTGTAAGCAAAGACAAAGCTAAAAATCCAGTTACTGTGCCTACTTTCTCGTCAGAAAATGAAACACCTTCATATGTAGCCGGCGCGGCTACTGGGGGATTTTTTGATGGACCAACATCTGGTTTCCCGATAATGTTACACCCTAGAGAAACTGTACTTAATGGAATTCAAACTGACAATATAAATCAAAAATTAGCACAAGTAGAAAAACAACCAGCCGAAATGTCAATACCAGCACTAAATGATTCGGTAACAAGCGCCATGCCAAATACTGATATGACAGATATGATGCAACAATTGTCTGAAATGATGGAAGATAAATTTGGATCAATGTTGGCTGCATTAGAAGATGGTAATAATATATCTAGTAAAATATTGCAGTATTCACAAGCTTAATACTAAATAGTGTATAGGCCCTAATATATGACATACAAGAAACGATTTACCAGAGTTAATGCAGCTGGAACAATGAGTCCTATTGCCGGTGGCAATAGTAACAATGGTGCATGGAATGGTAGTTCAGGACAAAATGGATCACCAACAGGTGGCACAAACAATGATGACTTTGGTTACAAAAACTATCGCAGTCGTTTACCAGAAGTATATACTGGTCACCCAAACCGTATTGAACGATATAATCAATATGAGATGATGGACGTTGATGCTGAAATCAACGCATGTTTAGATATCATTGCTGAGTTCAGTACACAAAAAAATGAACACAATCAAACTCCCTTTAACTTAAATTGGAAAGATGATCCAACTCCCCATGAAATTGAATTACTAAAAACTCAACTTCAGCAATGGAGCAAACTAAACGAATTCAACACACGACTATTCAAAATCTTTAGAAACTGTTTAAAGTATGGAGATCAAGTTTTTGTGCGCGACCCGGAAAACTTTAAGTTATATTGGGTTGACATGATTAAAGTTATCAAAGTTATTGTTAACGAAAGTGAAGGCAAGAAACCAGAACAATATGTTTTAAAAGATTTGAACATTAACTTGGAAAACTTGACTGTGGCTGAAAAGACAAATACTGATTATGCCGCTAGTCCTGTTACAGGTATGGGCGGTACAGGTGGTGGATCAGGTGCTAGTGGTGGATATACAGTTCCTAGTGGAAGTAACACAACTGGATCACGATTCAGTCTTGGATTTAATGAAGCCGCTGTTGATGCTAAACACGTAGTGCATCTAAGCTTAACAGAAGGTCTTGATAGATTTTGGCCCTTTGGTCAGTCAATACTAGAGAACATCTTTAAAGTATATAAACAAAAAGAACTATTAGAAGACGCAGTTCTCATCTATCGTGTACAACGAGCGCCAGAACGTAGAGTGTTTAAAATTGACGTTGGTAATATGCCAAGTCACATGGCCATGGCATTTGTTGAACGTATTAAGAATGAGATTCATCAAAGACGCATTCCTAGTGTAGGTGGAGGACAAGCAATTGTTGATGCTACTTATAATCCATTAAGTATGAACGAAGATTATTTCTTCCCAGTTACTGCTGAAGGTCGTGGTTCTAGTGTGGAACTATTACCCGGTGGACAAAATTTGGGTGAGATTGATGACTTGAAGTATTTCAATAATCGTTTAGCACGTGGTCTACGTGTTCCAAGTAGTTATTTACCTACTGGACCTGATGATAATACAACACCTTTAAGCGATGGTCGTGTTGGTACTGCTATGATTCAAGAGTTTCGTTTCAATCAATATTGTGAACGACTACAAAACTATATTGGTAGAAAGCTTGATGAAGAATTCAAGTTATTCTTACGCTGGAGAGGTTTAAACATTGATAGTAACTTGTTTACACTAGAGTTTAATCCACCACAAAACTTTGCCGCATATCGTCAAACAGAACTAGATACCGCACGTGTTTCTACTTTTACAAGTATAGAACAGTACCCATATATATCTAAACGATTTGCGCTAGAACGCTTCTTGGGATTGACAGAAGACGAAATTAATAAGAACGAGAAGATGTGGCGTGAAGAAAATAATAAAGAAATTGAAGTTGATCCACAAGGTAAAGACTTACGTAGTATTGGTATTAGTGCAGGCGATATCGAAACGGACACAACAACTGGTGAAGAGGCTTTGGCCGGCGATGAAAATGATGAAGTTAATCCAGAATTAGATGCTGCAGGACAAGTACAAAAACCAGGTGAAGCAGTACCGGGACAGAATATGCCAGCACCCGCAGGTAATGGAATGTAAGATAAATACATTATAGGAAAAATAATGAAACTTTTTGAAATGTACGAGCCGGCTATACCAGGTCTACAAGATGTTGAAGATGACAACAGTAGCCCAAAATGGAGAGAAAGCCGTAAAACTAAACTAACACTAAAACAAATCCGTAAATTACGCAAGATGAATGATGTTAGAAACTATGAAAAAGTTAATTATTTAAAGAAGGTTCATGAACAATATGGACCTCAAGCAAATGCCGATGCAGCTGGTGGACCAACTGTTTAAATAAATTCTAGTTATCTTAGGCAAAAACGTAAAAAATCAGCACTTAATGTGCTGTTTTTTTTGATACCCACTAAATAACTTTACACAAAGCCATTACTAGGAGAAAATTCAATGGACAACAAAAAATTTGAACAACTTATTGATTTGATTATCAATGAGAATGAAGAACAAGCTAAAGCATTATTTCATGATATCGTAGTTGAAAAAAGCCGCGAGATTTATGAATCAATGATGGACGAAGACGGCATGGGCGGCCAAATGGAAGGCGGCATGGGCGGTCAAGTAGGTGATCTACTTGACGAGATTGGTGCTGAAGAACAAGGCATGACTGAAGAAGAAGAAGATGATTTAGAATTTGGTGATGACGGTGATGACGAAGTAATCGATCTAGACATGGATGATGAAGAAGGCGGAGAAGAAGGCCTAGAAGACCGCGTTGTTGATTTAGAAGACAAACTAGATCAGTTGATGGCTGAGTTTGAAGAAATTATGGGCGGAGATCATGAAGAACCAGATGCAGATAACATGGGCGGACCAAGTGACCATGATGCAGATAATATGGGTGACGAAGACATGATGGAAGATGATATGGACGAAGATGACACTGATGAATCAGTAATGGAAGCTATTACATTGAAAAACGTTCCAGGACTATATGGTTCTAAGATTGGTGGCGACAACGGAGTTCAAACAAAGAGCACAAGTTTAGCAAACAGCGGACAAGCTGGTATGGACAGTCGTCCAGTTAAATTCTCTGGTGCGGCTGAGTCAGTTCCAACAAGTCCAAAAGCTCCTACTAACTATGGTACTAAGGGCGAAACACAAGTAAAAGGCGCTGGATCATTTAAGAATGCACCTGCACAAGCTAAACAAAGCTTAGAAAAGGCACCGGCCCCAACTAAGACACAAGCTAGTGGTGTAAACACAAAGAGCCCTGTAGCTGAGTCACGTAATTCTACTAAGCGTAGAGTATAAGGAATTTGAGAGCAATGGCTTTGTATCTTAAAGAGCATCTGACATTTGACCGAGCCGGTATGGTTGTTGAATCAGTCAGTGAAGGCGACAAGAAGAACCTTTATATGAAAGGTATCTTTATTCAGGGCGGGGTTAAAAACGCAAACGAGCGTGTTTACCCCGTGTCTGAAATTGAAACTGCCGTTGGTACTCTAAATGAACAAATCACAAGTGGCTATTCAGTTCTTGGTGAAGTAGATCACCCAGATGACTTAAAAATTAACTTAGACCGTGTGTCACATATGATTACAAGCATGTGGATGGACGGTGCTAACGGTTTCGGTAAGTTAAAGATTTTACCAACTCCAATGGGAGACTTAGTTAAGACTATGTTGGAGAGTGGTGTGAAACTAGGCGTATCTAGTCGTGGTAGCGGAAACGTGAATGACTATGATGGCAAAGTTAGTGACTTTGAAATTGTCACTGTGGATATTGTCGCCCAACCAAGCGCACCAAATGCGTATCCTAAAGCAATATATGAAGGCATGATGAATATGCGTCATGGTCATACATTGTTGGATATTGCAAAAGACGCACAGGGTAACAAAAAAGTAGAGAAATACTTGAAAGAGGAAGTAATGCGCCTCATCAAGGATCTCAAAATCAAATAAAGGGGAAACAGCATGTTTGATGCTATCAAGCCATTACTTGAAAGTGGACTTATTAATGATGAAGTTGGTGCTCAGTTAAATGAAGCATGGGAATCAAAATTAAACGAAGCTCGCCAACAAGTTCGTGCAGAACTTCATGAGGAGTTTGCACAACGTTATGAACATGACAGAATCGTGATGGTTGAAGCCCTTGACAAAATGGTTACAGACAGCTTATCAGATGAAATTGAAGAATTTCGTGCTGAAAAGGCTGCAATGAACGAAGACCGCGTACAGGGTCAACTAAAACTACGTGAAAACGCAACAAAATTCAATAACTTTATGGTTACTAAACTAGCCGAAGAAATTAAAGAATTGCGTAGTGATCGTATTATTGCTAAAGAAAGTCAGCAAAAGCTAGAACAATTTATTGTTCATGCTCTAGCACGTGAAATTAAAGAATTCGCACAAGACAAACAAGCAGTTGTTGAAGCTAAGGTTAAGTTAGTTGCAGAAGGTCGCAAGCAATTAGAAAGATTGAAAGCACGTTTCGTGTCTGAATCTGCTAAGAAATTGAGTGTTGCTGTAGCTGGACAGTTAAAGGGTGAAATGAGCCAATTGAAAGAAGATATTAAAGTTGCTAAAGAAAATAACTTTGGTCGCCGTATCTTTGAAAGTTTTGCAAGTGAATTCAGTGTTACTCACCTAAGTGAGAAACAAGAAACACGTAAGCTAATGTCCGCATTAGCTAGTAAAGAACAACAATTAGCTGAATCACAAAAACAAATCGACAACGCTAAGAAATTAGTAGAGTCAAAAGAACGTGAAGTTCGCATTATCAAAGAGTCTAACATTCGTGAGAAAACTATGGCTCTATTGCTTGGAAATCTTAATGAAGAAAAAGCAACGACAATGCAAAACTTACTAGAAAGTGTGCAGACAACTAAGTTGAAAGCCGCATTCGATAAGTATCTACCAGCAGTACTTAATACTGGCGCAGAAAAAAAGGCTGCAAAGTCTTTAATCAGCGAAAGTAAGGAAGTAACCGGGGATAAACAAGCTGCCAAGCAAGAAATTGATATGGAACAACGTGATAACGTTATCGATATCAAACGTCTGGCAGGGCTTTAAATCAAAGACATAAGTTTAGGAGAAATAATAATGTCAAAAGTTCTATTAGAAAGCCGTTGGGACGAGACCAAGGATGCCCTGTTAGAAGGTCTAAAAGGCACTCGCCGCTCAACTATGGGTGTTATCTTAGAAAATACTAAGAAACAACTACTTGCTGAATCTACAGCAGGAACAACTACAGCTGGTAACATCGCTACATTAAACCGTGTGATTCTTCCAGTTATCCGTCGTGTTATGCCAACAGTTATCGCTAACGAGTTGGTTGGCGTTCAGCCAATGACTGGCCCAGTAGGTCAAATTCATACACTACGTGTACGCTATGCACAAAGCCTAGTGGACAACAGTGCTGCTCAAACTAGCGTTACTGCTGGTCAAGAAGCATTGAGCCCATTCACTATCGCTCAAGCATATTCACGTACTCCTCAAGCTGATGCTACTGCTACTGGTTATACCGGTAACAATACAGCGGCTCTTGAAGGTAACGGCGGTAAACAAATCAGCGTACAAATCTTACGTCAAGCTGTTGAAGCTAAGTCACGTAAATTGCAAGCACGTTGGACATTTGAAGCGGCTCAAGACGCTCAAAGCCAACATGGTATTGACGTTGAAGCAGAAATCATGGCTGCTCTAGCACAAGAAATTACTGCTGAGATCGACCAAGAAATCTTGTTAAGTCTACGTACTCTAGCAACAACAGAGTATACATATAACCAAGCTACTGTATCTGGTACAGCTACTTACGTTGGTGACGAACACGCTGCTCTAGCTGTTCTTATCAACCGTGTTGCTAACTTGATAGCACAACGCACACGTCGCGGTGCCGGTAATTGGGCTGTTGTATCATCTGCTGCATTGACAGTATTGCAATCTGCAACTACTAGTGCATTTGCACGTACAACAGAAGGTACTTTCGAAGCTCCTACAAACACTAAGTTTGTTGGTACACTAAACGGCGCAATGCGTGTTTTCGTTGATTCTTATGCTCCAGACACTACACCAGTATTGGTTGGTTACAAAGGTTCAAGCGAAACAGATGCAGCGGCATTCTATTGCCCATACATCCCATTGATGAGCAGTGGAGTTGTTCTAGATCCATCAACATTCGAACCAGTCGTGTCATTTATGACACGTTATGGTTATATCGAATTGACTAACACTGCATCATCTTTCGGTAATGCGGCTGATTATGTTGGTGAAATTGCCGTACAAAATCTCACCTTCCAGTGAAATTCACTACATTTTAATATCTTTACAGATATTATCAACACAAAGGGGCACGAAAGTGCCCTTTTTTGTTTAAGGGATGGTTGGCAACTTGGTGGCAAAAAGCGTAAGATAGCATAAATACAATATCTCAACGGGATGGGAAGAAACACTAAGGCACTATTCGTAGTGCTTTTTTGTTGGGTATAATTTTGTAGACTATATAAATGTATGATCGTCTTAGCCCCAATCTCAGTAGGTGAACTGATTGACAAAATTACCATACTACAAATTAAACAAGAACGTATTCAAGATAGTGTTAAACTGAAAAATATTCTTAAAGAATTATATCAACTAATTGAGATACATTCAAACACATTAAATGAAACACAATTAGCATTTACTGCTCCATTGTTTCATCAATTATATCATGTTAACAATCAATTATGGGACATAGAAGATTCAAAACGTAAACATGAAAAAGAACAAAACTTCACTGAAGAATTTGTTCAACTTGCTAGACAAGTTTATTTAAAAAATGATTTACGTGCTAAGATTAAACGTGATATTAATCTAATAGTTGGTAGTGATATTATTGAAGAAAAAAGTTATTAAAGTGTAAAGTCAGTATCAACTGTAATATCTAGTATAGATTTTTTCTTTTCTCTCATTTTTTTTGAATATATTCTGTTGCAATTAGCGCAAAGAGTCTTTAAGTTACTTTTATCTTTGTTCTTTTGATTACCATCTTTGTATACTACATCAAGTTGGCATTTGTCTTCTGGTACAAAACTACATTTCTCACATTTGTTTTTCTTGTATAGCAAGTAGCCAAATTTATTATTGTATGCTGCCTTAGCACAGCTTGCACAGTATTTGTGCCATTGTTTAAAACCGTGCTTACTCACACCATTGGGTTTTGCCAATGATACTTTACAATTTTCGCATAATGGTCTTGTACTTTGTCTAGTTAGCATATAACTATTTATTAAAGATATCCAGAGTGCTTTTTTCTATGGTACTAATACGTAAAAAATCATAAATATACTATAAGTATAATGGATTTTCTATGGCATTTGAAGCTTTTAACTCGGTAGGTGGATACTCAGTAGGTATTCCGCCAACACCAGTTATCAATGCAAACGGTATAGCTACTCTTCCTGGACTGCAAGTATCCGGGATATCAAATTTAGGCTCTATAAACAATGTTATTATATTGGGCGGGGTAGACGGATACTATCTTCAAACCAATGGTGAAGGTGGATTAACATGGGCACCGGCTGGCAATGGTGGAGGTGGCAACGGAGTACCTGGAGGTAGCAACAGTGAAGTACAGTTTAATAATGATGGTAACTTTGGTGGCGATCCCGGTTTCACTTATAACAATGTAACTAATCAATTAAGTATATCTGGTAACATAGTATCAACTAATGTTGTTGCCTCAGGTAATGTATCAGCTACTAATGTTGTTGCCTCAGGTAACATATCAGGTGGTAACTTAAATGTAACAAAAATAACAGCTACTGGAAATATATCAGCCGGGAACGCTAATTTAGGTAATTATGTTACTGCTAACTTCTATGCTGGTAACGGATACATGTTATCAGGTGTTATATCTGCATCTTCTAACACAGCTAATTATGCAAATTATGCAGGTAATGTAACAATTGCTGGCCAAGCAAATATCACTAGCGTTGGTACATTAACATCATTGAATGTATCAGGTAATGTTACGGCAGCTAGATTTATTGGGTCAGGTACATCATTATCTAATATTAATGGTTCTAATGTTGTTGGTCAAGTATTTGAGTCGTTATATACTGGAACAGTATTAACAAATGCTCAACCAAATATCAGATCATTGGGTACATTAGTTAACTTAACAGTATCAGGAAATGTTATATTAGGTAATGTAAGTAATGTGCATGTTTATGGTGGAAACTCCGGACAAGTTTTAACTACAAATGGTAGTGGTAATTTAACTTGGGAGAATGCTCCGGCATCTGTTACCGCAACTTATGTTACTGCCAACTATCAACCGAACATTACAAGTACCGGCACATTAACTGTATTGACAGTAAATGGTATCAGTACCTTAGGAAATGTAGGCAATGTAAAAATAACCGGTGGATCAAATGGTTATGTGTTGTCTACTGATGGATCGGGTAACTTGTCATGGGCATCTGGATCTAGTGGCATTGGTGGTAGTAACACACAAATACAATATAATAACAATGGAAATTTTGCAGCAGATGCAAACTTCACTTATAACACTAGTACAAACACAGTTACTGTTACTGGAGATTTAGTAGCAAACTCATTAACAATAGGTTCAGGAGCATATAAGTTCTCTAGAACAAGCGTATACTTTGCTACATCAGTAACAACATCAGAAACATTATTAATGACCTTTCCAACATCAGATACTGCTGGATTAGATGTTACTATTATTTCAACAGATGCTAGTGCAGGCAACAGGCAGATATGTAAATTAGAAGCAGTGTACTATGCAAATACAGTACATTATAGTGAATATAACACTATTCAAGTAAATGGACCAGTTGGCAATTTTGCAATAACATATGAGCCGGGTAATATATCAATTCCGGCAACAGCTTCATTGTATGTTTTTCCAACAACAAGCAACATGACCACTTACAAAATACAAGTTACATCGTATCAAGAGTGACCAAAAATGATAAATACAACTATAAGCAAGGATCAGAATCATGGCAATTAAAGCGTTAAACTCAGTAGCAGGATTTTCAGTAGGAGAAGTTCCGGTTCCTATTATATTAGCCAATGGCGATATAACAACTATTAATTTTACATCTAATGGATCAGCAAATTTAGGCAATGTTGCTAACGTTCACATCTTTGGTGGAAGTAATGGTCAAGTATTACAGACAGATGGATCAGGTAATTTGTCATGGACATCATCTGCTAACGTCAATCAAATTCACAATGGCAATAGTAATGTAACTATCCCCAACTTGAATGGTAACGTCTACATCAATTCCAATAGCGGTACAGACCAACAATGGAACTTTACTACTAGCGGCAATTTAGTATTACCACTAGGTGGTATTATAACAGAGGGTTCAAGTCCTTCAGGTCTTGGTAATACAATTACTTTAACACCATCAGGTGGAAGTAATACTAATCAACAGTTGGTGATTTATCCTACAGGTGTAGGCGAAGGTGACCACATACATTTAACTAGTGGCAATTTAAGTTCAACTAGTATTTTCTTAGGTAACGATACTCAGTATATTCGTACTCGCGCCGACGGTTCTATGGTTATCGGTACTGATGATGGTCAACCAGATACTAGTGGTATTGGATATCGTTGGATTTTTGATGTAGACGGAAACTTAACAGCACCTAATGTTGGTACTGCTAACTTAGGTAACTTGGTAACTGCTAACTTTGCTAACTTCTACAATGATTTGTATGCAGGTGGAAATGCTAACATAGTAGGTAATTTAGTCGTTCAAGGTAATATTGCAAATGCAAATAACATCAGTATTACAAATAACTTAGAAGGTAATACAGCTAATTTCAGTGGCAATATTACTACATTAAATGCTAATCTTGGTAATTTAGTAACTGCTAATTATGCAAACTTTGCTAATGACGTAGTTGTTCAGGGTAATATTGCTAACGCAAATAATATTAGTGTTACAAATAATATTACAAGTAATACAGCAAACGTAACTGGTAATTTAACTTCAGGTAATGCAAATCTTGGTAATTTAGCTACCGCTAATAACTTTAGTACAAACGGTAGTGGTGGCGACATTACACTAACTGGTGGTAATGTAGTTGGTGCAAACGTTGTAATCGCTAACTCATTCACAAGTAATGGTGGTGTAGTAGACTTTTCTACAAACAATCCCAACGTACAATTAGGTGACGTTAGTAATGTTCATATTAATGGCGGTACAAATGGTTACTTACTAACAACAGACGGCTCAGGTGGATTGTCTTGGACTGCTACAGCAAGTACAACTAGTATTACTAATGGCACCAGTAATGTATCAATTCCAGATACTAATGGCAATGTCAATACTTCAGTAAATGGCAATGCTAACGTATTTGTTGTAACAGGTCTTGGTGCAAATGTTAATGGAAACTTGGATGCAAGTGGTAATCTCACTGTACAAAATGCTAACTTAGGTAACTTAGTAACTGCTAATAATGCAAACTTTACTACTCAATTAGATGGTAACACTGCTAATTTTACTGGAAATATTACTTCATTAAATGCTGATCTTGGCAACTTAGCAACGGCTAATTTTGTCAATGTAGCAAGTAATACAACTACTAGTAATTTAACAGTCAATTTAGAGTTAAGCGGTAACACTGCTAACTTTAGTGGTAATGTAATCACCCCTAACTTAACAGTTAACTTAGAACTAGCCGGTAATACAGCTAACTTTACAGGTAATGTAATTGCGGCAAACTTCATTGGATCATTGGCAAACGGTAATAGTAATGTAAAAGTATATCAAGATGCTAACGTAGAAATTACAGTTGGTGGTAGTGCAAATACCGCTACATTTGCTTCTACCGGTCTATATGTTGTTGGGCAAATTAACACTACTGCAGGTAACATGTTATCAAATGGTAACATTACTGCAAATCTTTTCTTAAATAGCGCAAACGCTAATGTAACCGGACAAGCTGAACTTGGTAGTGTATTAACTTCAAATATTACTGCACCATCCGGTAATATTACAATCAGTGCTGCCGGATCTGATAACAATATTATTCTTGCTCCTACTGGCAACGGTACAGTAGATACTGGACTACACAGAGTTACTCAATTAGGAGCACCGGTAAATCCTAACGATGCGGCAACAAAAGAATATGTTGATAATATCAGTCAGGGTTTATTTATACACCCAGCTGCTAATGTTACTTCAATTAGTAATTTAAATTCTACATATGATAATGGCGGAACTGTATTATCTGCTACTACAATTGCTGGCAATAAAACAATTACATTCAGTGTAAATCACGGACTAGTTGCTGATGATAATATTATATTTACAAACACATTTAACGGAATTATTGGTGGTGAGGCATATTTTGTATATAGTGTACCAGCACCAAATCAAATTACTATAAAAGATGGTTATTTTGGCGCTGAAGTAACAACACTTACAAATGGTACTGGTCTAACACAGGCGGCACTGGGTAATGGTGGAGTTGGCGCAACTCTTACTAATGCAGGAGCACAAGCAGCATTGACCATTGACAGTATTTTGATGACTGTTGGGGCAAGAGTTCTTGTACAAGGTCAAACAAATCAATTTGAAAATGGTATCTATGCTGTAACAACAGTTGGCACCGGTGCTACTAATTGGATACTTACACGTGCAAGTGATGGTGATTCATATGCCCCTAAGAGCGAATCACAATTGAGCGCAGGCTCATATTTCTTTATTATGCAGGGTTCGCAATATGCAGGAGCATCTTATGTATTAACATCGCCACCGGGTGAAATAGTAATTGGTGTAGATAATATAGTATTCAGTCAGTTTAGTCAAGCAGGCGCGTATACTGCAGGTAATGGTATTGCTATTACCGGTACACTTATTTCTGCAACTACTGATAATGTAAAAAGTGCTATTGTTAGTGGAAACATTGTTGTTAAATCTAGTGCAAACTTTACAACCCCTAACTTAGG